CTTCAATGGGAATCTGCACAATGGCATTCAACCTTAACGGTTTCAACTTCAACCAATCAGTTGTAGATGCAAACGGAAAAGTAATTCCTACATGGGCTGATGTTCTTAACAGACAGAGTTTAGGTATGGAAGTAATGCACGAGAGAAATGCTCACAACTTCCCTCTCGATCTAGCATGTGCTGAATCTACTTCAGTCGCTCTAACTGCACCAGCAGTAGGTTGACTTTAGAGGTTTATTACCGCTAATCTAAGCAAGTGCATGGTTCCTCGAAACATGTATGTGTGCAAAGTAAAGTGATTTTCGACCTAGAGGTGGTGCTCTAGGTCTTTTTTTATGTATAGAAAGTACAATAGAGAAAAGATAATTAATTAAAGTGGACCACGACGCAAAACTTTTTTATAGAGATTTAATAGAATTTGGAAGAGGAGTAGGATCTAAGGAGGGTAGAGAAAAATATATGATCGAGAAGAGAAATAGAGATGCTCTAGAAGAAATGAGATTGGATAATATTGCTATGTCTGAGGCCGATAAATATTTAAAAGCAGTTCAATTAGCTGGTGCATATACAACTAATCCTGATGCAACATTTATAAAAGATCCTGGAGGTTCAGGTAAGTTAATTAAAATTAATATGCCACTAGATTTAAGAAGTGTTGAAGAGAAGATGCAAAGCTATCCTTTTGTAGGAGCTGAAGGTAGGTTTAGAGCATAGTAGAATTAGAAAAACAGTATTTATAGATATGATGCAGGATTCAAAAAGTTTTTTAGATATGTTTATTTTTGATGAACCTCAAGCAAAAATGGAAGAAGCTAAAAATGTACATCCGTTTGTTAAAAATGATGATGAGTTTTCGAAAATTGGATCATTAGGATCATTAGGATCATTAGCAGCTAACCAAATGCAGATGAATAAAATGAATGGTATGTTCAGAGGGGATACTGGGGAATTAAGTCAAGGTGCTCAAGAGTTAGCTCAGAAAGTAGAGCAAAATGAAAAAACTGGGATATTACAAAATGTAGCTGATAAAGTAAGGCAATTTTTAAGTAGACCTTTAATACCTGATACTACAGTTGAAGATCCTATAACAGGACAAAAAGTTCATCCAGACTTTCTTAAATTATTACAGAATCGTCCTGAATTAAGACAGAAATTTAATGAAACAGGATCAATTTATTCTGATATGTGATGAGGATGGCTGCAGTTGGTTACTATCCAAGTTTTCCTGTTAAATATTCGAATATGTATAATGACTATTCGATGGTAACAGCAGGATTAGCTGACCCTTTTCAACCACAGAAAAAAGAAAAAGCAGATAAATGTAATTTTGTAGTTTCATATATAGGTCGTAATGAACCAAAATTTGAAATGAATAATCCTCACTACATGAGAGAGGTATCAAGATCATATTCCGATAATATTCCTCCTGTTATTCTTAATAAAGAGCCAATACAGAATAGATTTTAATGGCACAAGACGATTCAAAATACACTAAACCTGCTTTAAGGAAAAGAATATTTAATCAGGTAAAGGCTGGATCAAAAGGAGGTAAGCCTGGTCAATGGTCAGCTAGAAAAGCACAGATGGTAGCACAAAAATATAAAGCTCAAGGAGGAGGTTATAAGGGAGGTAAGGGTAAGAAACAAAAGGATCTTAAGAGATGGGGTAAAGAGAAATGGATGACTAGAAAAGAATATGAGAAGAAGGATTAGATGGTTATTGACACCTTTGATTTGGTTGAAGAATATTCTTGATCATGAATGGTGGGCAGATTTTATTGGTGAAAAGTCAGGAGCATATGAACGTGCAAGAAGACCAAATAAATTTAAAGAATGGAAGTCAAAACAACCATTGTGGAAACAAGCATTTATAGAAATTTTATTATTTACATTGATAGCATTAGCATTCGAACCATTATTAAACTTGTTAGGCATGTCGATGTTACCTTGGAGATGGGACTGGAGTGGTTAAAATAAAAGAATGAAAACTAAAGTAACTATTATTCTCAATAAAAAAGTTTCAGAGGTAAGTGAATCTTGTCCTACTGCGACCACTGATATAGAAGAGAATGCAAAAAATAGAAACTGGACTATAGATAAATTTGGCTACGGACCTCTTAATCCAGATGCACCTGATCCTGGATTTTGGGAAAAGAAAGCTGATTTATGGAACAGTGATATTGATACTGTAAAGACTGCTAGGTGTGGTAATTGTGCAGCTTTTGATCAAACCAACAAGATAATGGATTGCATGATTAAAGGTATTAATGAAACTATGGCTGCAGATCCATATGATGTTTTAGACAGAGCCAACTTAGGATACTGTCAGTTGTTTAAATTTAAATGTGCAGCTGCTCGCACCTGTGATGCGTGGCTACATGGAGGACCTATTAGGGATTGTTAATTATGCATCAAACTCCAAAGATTAAAAAAATTATTGGTGAGTTACATAAAGCATCTAGAACTCACAAAGGACAGGCTAAAAGACTTGAAAAAATACTTAAAGTCATGGAAAATGTAGACAAGAAAAAGAAAGATGACTGATAAAGCAATAGAACGAGGAAAGAAAAGTACAGAAAGGTATCTACCCAAAGCTGCTTGGGCTGCGATGTCTAAAGCTGAAAGAAAGAAGACTGATGACAAAAAGAAAAGAGAAAGTAGAAAAGGTAAACAATTTGTAGAAAATACCGATAAAGCAAAGAGAGCACGTAGAATGGCAAGTAAGAAAGCCAAGAGGAGTATTAAATGAGAGAACAATTAATTAAAGCACTTTTAGCTCATGCACATGGAGACATTCAAAAACATGTGGCAAATGTGGAAGTCTATCTCACAAACCCTGCTGGTATTGGAGAACACTCGAATATTGTAGAAGCAATTGAACAAGAGTTAGATATGATTGCAAAGTATCAAGATCAGATAGATATAATAAATAAATACTTTAAAAAGTAAAGACCAATTATCTATTGGTTAATATATAAACTTACGTGGAGGAAGAAGAAGTCTGAAGCTCTTCTAATACAGTCAGTTTTTTAATTTTAGATACATCTTTTAAACCATTAGCATCAAACCAAGGTGCATCTTTCCATGAGAAACCTTTACCGAAAGTATTATCTGGTGCCATGACATACCAGTGACAGGCTGAATCTGGAACATCAACTGCACATTTTGACCAGTCATCAGACCATTGTGGTACTTGTATCCATAATGTTTGAGAAGTTTCAGCTAATACTGGTTTAGCTATAAAAGTAACAGTCAAAAAGGATAAACAAATAAATATTCTAGGAACATATCTTATGGAGATTGGTCTACTATAAACCTCCATCACTTCACCGTAGGTTATATTTTTTTTCATTTAATTTATCTAATTTTTTTTATTTTTCTTTTGTGCTCGCTTTTTTTTGAAAGCTGCATGTCTTTTTCTAGCTGCATCTCTCATAGATTTTTTATTTTCAGATTTCGTTTGACTTATGGATTTTCCTGATAGTTTTCTATTTACAGCTGATGCTTGAGCCCTAGCCCTAGCACTATTATTTGTTGCTACAGCTTTACCATCAGAATTGATGGAAACATTTGGATTTCTTTTAGCTATTGATTGAGCTTCTTTAAAATTACTAGCGGCTCTAAAGGCTGCTGCTTCTGTGGCTTTATAATTTGATGGTAAATTCGACATTCCACTTGCCGTATCTCTAAATTTTTCAGCTGCACGGAAGGCTGCTGCTTCTGTAGCTTTATAATCTGAGGGTAAATTTCCTATTCCTCTTACTGCACTTCCAAAATCTATCTTGCCATCTAAAACATCTGCTGCTGCTGGTTGTGTACCTGTTGCTGCATCAAATATAGAACCTGCAATTCTTTGGAGAATATTACCTTTTTCTTCTTTAGGTTTTGCTCGATTAAGTAAACTGCCTTCTTTATATTTAATAGAGTCATCATTAAAACTATCATTTAAAATTCTTCTTCCTGTTCCTCCCATGTTTTTCCATGTTCTTGAATCTGTATCAAACCCATAAAATTTATTTAAGTAACCATCAAATTTTTCTTTACGTTCAAGATCCGCACTAGCTACTTTTACTTCACCAACTGAAAGGCTTGCTCTAGGTAAACCCATTGATTCTCTTAAATATCTAGTCTCACTTGGACGCATTTTATATGTTTCGGGATTCTTTAACATTTTGTCTGCTTGTTCAGGACTTACATAACCTCTACGTGAACCTGCATCAATATAGCCTCCATAACCACCAGAGGATAAGGAGGATGCTATTTGATCATCAGAATTATCTTTTTCACCAGCAAATCTACCTGATATTTGCTCATCAAAATTATCTCCAAAATTAAAAAATCCTTGACTAGACACAACCTGTAATTAAATTTACTATTAGATCTATTCTATCTTTACCTAACAATCAAACACTCTGAGGTCTTTTCTATATTCATTCAATCCTCTCTCATAACATAATAATTTAAATTCAGATATAGTTGTCTCATAAGGTATCAACCTCTCTTCTTTTAAAGTCACTAAAATATCTTTCAACTGCAGGAATTCTCCAGGGTCAGTTATCTGTGGGAAAGATGGAGTGATCACAACTTTCATACGAAAGTTTATAAAGTTAATTTTATTTTAACTTAATCCTCATTCTCAAACCAAGCAAACTTTTTGACATCTTTTTCATTCGCACTTGCACATGCTTGAATTAATTTAAGTTTTTTTTCTGCTGCTAATGCTCTTGAACTCCAGTGTTGTAGATGCTTGTTTTTACCATCTAATTGAGTCTCTAAAGCTATTTGAAATATTTGTGATGGACTTATTTTTAAATCTGACTGTTTCCATTTAGCATTTAAGTCATCAGGAACGGAAACACTTACAACTACTGCCATCTGATTTAATATATTCTATAAGTCAAGATAGCATAAAAATTATTAATCACCAGTAGTAAGTCCGATTTTTACTTCCTCTGACATAATTACTGGTATTGGTTCACTAACAGTCAAAGATGTTGTAGCTCTAATACTGTTAGCAAAGTTTTCAGCATCGTCTATAGATTCGAACTGTGGAGCATGAGCACCAATTGTTTGGTTATGAACAAAAACGACATAAGAAGTTATTGGAAATTGCATTAAGTTGTATATCTTTCTTATGAAAAGATAGCGAATCCTATAGGAATTTCAACTTATATAGAAAGGTCCTGACTTATAAAATAAATCTGGTTGTAAAGCCACAGTTTTATCTGCTTCTTGGTAGTCTGTAACTTTTATTACTTGACTTAATTGTGATCCTTTAGCTTTTGATAATATCGCCCAAGCTAGTTTGTTGTTTGCTGTTTGTTTTGTGTCTTCCATTGTTTATTTTTTTACCTGCGTATTTTATTATGAAGTGAATATACTTGTATCGCACAAGTATTTGCACATGAAAAAACCATTGCTATGACAAAGGTCTGGAACTTAATCGTAGCAATGGTAAGGGTTCTTGAAAAGGTCTGTTATAAAATTTAATATTCTTCTAATAATCCAGCTATCGGAGGGATACTTGGCATTTCTGGTGGAGCAATAAGATCGTCATCATAGAGAGGAGATCCAAAATTATATTCATATTCAAAGTCCTGACCAGAGTTGCAATCTCTGTATTCAATTTTGATTCTTGGCATTTTTAAAAAGGTAAAGTGCCTTCCTATGATACATCAAAAGAGTTAGTTTCGAAACCAGGTGCTAATTCTGGGGGTGCATTTGGAGGTAAGAAATGTGATCTTATTCCATTAAATAGTTCAATTGTCTGATCAAGACTTAATTCCTGTTCCCCATGAATATTTTCAATGAATAATGGATCTTCTCTTAATCCATCTATTGTGGAGAGAACACCATCTAATTTTTTTAAAATACTTGCGTGATGTTTTTTTAAATCAGTCTTTTCTTTTAGTTTCATAATAAAGAATGTATGTATATTCATACTAAAGGTATTTATTATATTAAAACACTTTTTTAAATTTTGTCTTTATTCTCTTGTCTTAATCATAAAAACCAACAGTTTTTACAGAACCACGTTTACCTTGTACATCTCCAATATTAACTTCTCCTGCAGCATTATCTCTTTTGTTTTGTTCTCGCTTATTTATTTGACTTATAGACTTTCTTTCTTCTCTTTTCATGCGATTGCTTTCTGCTTTTCTCGCTGCTTTATCAAGTAGCGTTTCTTGTGCCCTGAGTAAAGCTTGATTATAGCCATCATTTCTGTATGGATTTTCACCTGGTTCGAAAGTTTTGTATGGATCATTGTTAGTATTTTTACTTCCACCAGTTGTTTCACCAGTAGTCCCTCCATTTCCGCCATTTACTGGGGTTGTCCCTTCATTTACTGGAGTTGACCCATCATTTCCTGGCTTTGTAGTATTATCATCTGGAAGTTTCCCACCATTTCCATCATTTATTGGAGTTGTATCGTCATCTTTTTTACCTCCAGGAGGATTGTTAGGATTCTCTATAGGTAATTCAATACTACCATTTTCATTTGTTTTCTTGATTGCAACGTCTTGCCTACCTTCACTAGCTCCATAATTTATAAAATGTTGACGAGCTGCTTCTTCATCATCACCAAAAGCATCCTGAAGATCTACGTAATTTTCTAAATATGTTTTAGCATCAAAGGATTGTACGGATTCATCAGGAGCTTTTACACCTCCTTGTGGTGATCTACCTTCTTTTATTCCATGTTGTATGTAATGTTGTAAACCTGCCTGCCTATCATCTCCAAAAGCATCTTGTAGGTCTTTATATTGAGATAAATACTCTTCTACATTAATTTTATTTTTTGTATCTGTCCGTCCTTCTTTAACACCAAATTCTTTGTAGTGTTGTTTTGCTGCCTCTACATCATCACCAAAAGCCTCTTGAAGATCTTTGTAGTTTGATAAATATTGTTGAGCATCAAATGTAGCTCCTTCTTTACCAGCTAAAAAATCTGACCTTCTTTGTGCTGCTTCTGCCATTTGTTTTGCTTTTGCAGCCCTGTCCCCTGGAGTTGCTTCAACTATTTGTTGAACTAATGATTGTCGTTGATCTTCAGTTGCATCAGGTCCTAAATCTCGTAATTGATCTTGAAGTCCTCTCCTTGTTTCTGCTTGAGTTGCTACTCTCTCCTTAAATTCATCAGTAATGGCATCAGTTCTACCCTCTTCTTTACCATATTGACCATAGTGTTGTAATGCTGCACCTTTGTCATCACCAAAAGCTTTTTGAAGGTCTGTATAATTTGCTAGGTATTGTTTAGCATTTATATCACTTCTACCCTCTTCTATTCCAAATTCTTTATAGTGCTGTTTAGCTTTATCCTCATCAGTACCAAAAGCTTTTTGAAGATCTGCATAATTTGCTAGATATTGTTTAGCGTTAAAGTTTTCCAACTCCATTTTAAAAATTCAAACTTTTTTATTATTCTAATCCTTATTCTCCTCGACTTTAAATACCAGTAACTCTTCTCCAGGTTTTACATCTTTTAGTTCTGGATGGATGTTTCTGACTTTATCGTAGTCTCTTAGAGTTATGGTCATCATCCTCCACATAAAAGCAAAGGTAGCCCCGAAGACTACTCCAAAGCAGAGGAAATATATAAGGACTGTTATCTCGTTCATTTGGTTTTTCGCACGTAATTATATTTTAACTTGGCTTATGGCTTTAAATTCTAAATATAACTTTATTAGTCGGATAAAGTTAATTATGTACACCACAAAGGAACACACAATGTCCACCAATACATACTCTGTAGAAGCAGAGATCACAAGAAACGTAGTAGTTGAGGTCGAAGCTACTAGTCAAGAAGAAGCAGAAGAGCTAGTTGGAAATGATCCAGACGCTCATAAGCTCATAAAAGATGATTGGGATGTAACCATAGGTTCCACTACTTGGACAGAAGTAGAAGCATTATGACTAGATTTAAATCATCAGCAAGGCAAGCCGTAGGGCTTGTCTTTTCTCATAATGAATATGGATTAGTTCATGAATCAGTTAAAGCTACAATCAAAAGTTTTAAAGATAATCCAGAAGTTGCATATGAATTTCAATTAATATTGGAATCTATGGAGAAACAGGCAGAATGTATTGTAGATATTTATTGAAAAACGAAAGTAAAACAGCCTAAACGAAAGTAAATTAGTGGGGATTATAAATTTTCATAAGGATGAGAATCCCTACTACACCTAGAGTTATAAGCAATCCAATAAGTAATACCATTTTTTTAATAAGTTTTTTAATTATAGGAGTTATACCCCCTCCCAAATTTTAAATTTTTCTTCTTTTTCTTTATTTAAATAAGTTCTACCTTCTAAATCTTCAATAAGTTCTAATAATACTTTTCTGTAGTATTCTTTTTTCTTCTCTTTAGAATGTTTTCCAAGATCTTGTTTATCTTCTTCAATTCTTTCATAGGTGGTGAATTTAAAACCACACTCGCAGGTTCGAATCCTCCTTTGAGCATGGATATATTCTATAAATCTTGTAGCACTTGCCTTAGCTTTCTTATTACATTTAGGACATTTCACTATATAACCTCATGTTCAATTCTATGTCCTTGTATTTCAGTCAAACGTGATTGATTATCCCACAGTACTTGATAATGAGTCACGCTTGCTCCAACACTATTCTTTTTGACATAAATTCCTTTAACCACACCTTTTCTAGTTTCGATTAATCTTTGTTGTCCGTTTCTATTTATATATCCACCATGAATACGATAAGAGTTTCTTTCTTTTACTCTGTCATTAACTTTGTACTTAAATGTTGTCATAATTAAAAGGTGTATAGGTTTATAGTGGTTTGGGGTCTTACGAGATCACACTTAATGGCAGCCATGATAGGGACTCTTAGACCTTTGGTGCTACTACCATTCCTCGATGAGAACCTGTTATCGTGAATAGATAAAAGTTACCTTAACCGCATAGACCGAGCAGTTACAATTATCTAATCAAGGCAGTATGAGAAAAGTACCATGAACTTCTCTGCCCCAGGATTTAGAAAGGAATCTCTCCCTCTGGCAATTCATTATCAAGTGCGTCAAGGTCACTATGTTTAACTTTCTTTTTAGCTTCAGAGAAATTCTTAAATAGATGATTGTCGTAAGCATCGTCCCAGCTTCCTACTTGATCAATGGTAGTTAACATCCCAACCATCTTAACCATGCCTCCTGTAGCCTTACCCTGCTCCTTGAGATTCTCCTCACCTCTTGCATCTAATCTATCTTGCTCTAAGCAACTCATTACTTTGGAGAAGATAAAGGCACGATCGTTAGGTGCAATAGAATCTGTAAGAACTTTTCTACCTTCTCTCACATAATCTCTAGCCTGTTGAGGACTTACACTATATTTCTTTGCAAGTTTCTTTACTATAACCATAGATCTTTCGCCTTTGGCTAATTGGTCAGCAGCATAATTAATACGCTGTTCTTTTTCTTCATTAGTTGATCTAAAGTTTGTCATTGGATTAAATAAGTTTTAGTTGTACAAATTTACCATAATTTTCTATAAATAATTTGGATTTTTTATTAAGAGAATCTTCAAGATTTTTTATTTCTTGTAAGTCTGAATCACAAATTTCCTGTAATCTTTTAGTTTCTTCTTTTGATTTTTGAAGGTGTTTCTCTGTAGCTTTCAAAAGATTTTTATTTACACATAAATTAGCGTGTAGCCTTTTAATTTCTCTCCAGTCTTCAAGAGCTTGTTTGTCAGTTTTTGTTGCTGTAATTGTGGTCATGATGCTTGTTGTGTTGGTAAAGGACAGTAACCATCATCGCATTTTTCGAATAGGTCTTTTGGTTTTGAATCTTCAAATTTATTTTTAGCTTCCTCTGTTGAAATAATTTCACATCGGATTATCTTTACTTCATCTCCATGTTTAGGAAACAAAGTAGTTAAGGCTGATCTTGCACCATAGCAAGCACCTTCAACATCTTTATAGACTCCATGTATTTCTTCAACTCTTTCTCCAGAGCTAAAAATAACTACATATGAAAATTCTTTTTTTGTCATGGTGTTTCGGGAGTAAAAGTCCAATGAGTGTGTTTCATTGCTAGAAACTGTGTAGCTTCTGTAAATTGAATGATAGACCAACCTACATCTTTTCTGTATACCATAATCTTTCCATGAGGATCGACATCAGATTGTGTTGGTAACGAGTCTTCAGTTAACTTAAAAACATTTTCTGGTAGTACAGGTCTTAGTTTCATTTTATTTTTTTGGTACATAAGGTTGTGCAAAATTGATTTGATTATCTAAAAATTTATTAATTATTAGAAAATTTTTCTGGACTTCAAGTCTCTCAATAATTGCTTCTTGAAAGTCTTCTTGGGAATCATAATCCCCTGGGGTCAGGGCAGTTGCAGAGATTAGCTTCTTTGCATCTACTAATAGTTTTCTAGCTTGCCAAAGGTTAGCAGTTAAATCTGTAACATCTTTTGGAGCTGTTGCATTGTAATTAGGTGCTGTCATTGTAATAACTTCTGTGGTGGAGGCGGAGAGGATCGGATACTGATGTATTAATTGAGAACATTCTTCATTAGTAAAATTAAAAACTTGAGTAAGATGTACAACTAAATCGTCATAAGTCCATTTAATTAGATCAGAAAATACATGACGAATAATTTTAATTTGTTCTTGTTCTGATAAATCATCTGTTAGTAAACTCCTTAAAAGTTTCTCGTCTAGCCTGTCTGATTCTGTCTGCTTGTAACTCGTCAAGTTCTTGATTGGTAAACTCATATTCATTAAAGAGCCAATCATCAAATTTGCAAGTCCATTGCTGTGGAGTGTTACAAGATTGATACTGTCTTTGAGTATTAACATAATCAGCAAAAATTGGTTTCAGTTCACTAAGTAAACCTTGCTTTTTTTTAACCTTTGCGATAAGTCCTGGACCACCTTTTAATTTGGCTAACTCTCTAGCTGTTAACCACTTCTTATGGTGGATATTATTTTTTGAGTAGATGTCGTATAGCTCTATAGCTATGTCTAAGTATTCTGATTGAAGCATTAGTTGTCCTCCACTTTTTCTCGGTTGTCATAGTTGTCAATAGCTCTAAGAATTTCTTCATCAGTTCTATCTGGAAACATACGTTTCATTCTTTCGAATACAGTTTCGTGTTGGTATTCTTTCATAATACGTTTTCTTTCTAAACGTGTAATGATTTCATTAATGTTGTCCATATTAATATAAATACAAGTAATCATAATTTTCTGGAGAATCAAGACAATATCCAGCCCATAACCATAGAACCCTACATCTGTTCTCGTAATGGTCTTTTAATTGCTCATCATCCCAATTTCCAAATCCGTCAAGATACTCTTTAAATTGATCTACAGGTCCATCAAAATTAAGTTTCTCAACCCAAAATTTAACGGTGTCGTATTGATCACCTGATGCACTACACTCTGCTATACATTCTTGTGGTAGTGTTCTTGTTGATTCTCTACGGCTTTCATCAAACCAAATAATTTGTTTTGTCATTAGAATAACTCCTTAATTTGTGTAGTAATAGTTTGATTTAAAATTTTAATTTCTTTAGACATCTGACGATAACCAGTACCAACATAGATTTGTCCTATAACTACAGCGATAGTTGCTGTAGCCCAGAAAATATAATATGGAGTGGACTTGACTTGATGTTTAAGGTTAGAAAATTTAGTCATTTTATTCACTTTTTTTAGATAGGATTAATGATTGCAAAATTCTCCCTCCTTACAATTACTTTCTTCTGATTCTTTTATTAATGATTTAATTTTTTCAATTGCATCATAATAACTGTGTCCTTCTAAAATATATTCATCTCCATAGAGAAGAATAAATACTTCATGGATAAAAGCTTCTTTCATTAGTTTTCCTCCTCATCATTTACTATGTGAAACACAGGTCTGTAAATTTCTAAGAATTCTTTATCTTCCATGAGAGCCATAATGATATATCGAGATACCATTTTGCTATTTTTATTTTCACTATGTTGCATATTTACAAATGTGTCTAGAAGTTTTTTATCTCCTTCTTTAATACGTTTTATCTCTTCGTGGAATCTTATTCTTGTTGATTGTATAGTCAAAGACTTACAGTCTTCATGATCCCCACGATCGTGACAAGTAGCAGCTTCATCAAGTAAAGCATTAACCAGTTTAGATCTTTGTTCTTCGTTCATGAGTTTACCTCCTCTTTTACTTCTTCATTAAAAAGTTTAGAAAAATTATATTTTCTATCTAAATACAGATGATAATTTCTGATGGTTCTTGTCATACCTCCATTAGATTTTATTTTTTTTAAAAGACCAGAACCTTTTTTATATTCCTCTATTTGTTTTTGTGTAGGGAATGAAAAAAGATTTAATTTGTTCTCTCTTAAAAAATTTAAAATATCCTCGTAAAGTTGATCTCCATATTTTATGTTCCGAAGTTTCTCTAAAGCTTCATCGTAGCTTTTATTTTTGTAGATAATGTCTCCATATAAAATTCTGAAGACCTCTTCAATAAATTGTTTTTCCATTGTTTTGGTTAAAGTAAAGTGAATAATAGAAAGGGATTTGAAAAATTCCAAACCCCCTGGAATGACTAGCCTTTGAAGACTACGCTGTAATCAGTCTTGATTAGTTCAGCTTTGTTTTCTCTAACAGCCTTTTCTTCTGATGCTTTTAGATCAGCTTGTAGGTTTTTAATCCTTGTACGCTTCTCTGCTAACCTGTCAGAATATTTATAAGTGTTTCTTAGTTGTAGAAAAACTCTCATAGTCTTATCAGTATTGTGAGTGATCATAGGTCTGTCTTCAGAATCATCTAAGGCAGCTTTTAAATCATCCATGAAACTATCTTTAATAGTTTCTATCTTTGTCTTAGTGTCTTTCATCATTGCAACTAAATTAGATAGTTCTTCTAATCTGTCATTGATTGAGACTTCTGGATCGGAGATAACTGATCTCTTAGTAGTACCAGCTACGAATCTTCTTTGTGGTTTGTTGAAGATTTTTTGGGTTACTGTTTCGTTGTCAGTTATTTTGCGATTGCTTGTGGTCATTGTGATAATGAATAGGTGTGCAATTGATGAGTTTAAGGACATCTCAGGTCGCATGGTTAAAAGTGTACCCCATACTGTAGTACTTGTCTATATTTTTATTCCTCTTAGTTTTAAATATTGAAGAAGACTTTCTGCTTCTGAAGCTAATTTTTTATCCTTACAATTTTTCTGTTTAATTAATTCATAGATAACTGTTTTATCCGTTTTAGCTTTCTCTAATAAATGTGGATAGCATTCATCTATTAATTGGTAGATAAGAGATATCGACTCTTCAACGTGACCTTGTTCGTTAAAGGTAAATGCAAGACTAGCTATGGTTTTTAATTTTTCAGAATTAATTTTTTTCATGGCAAATTAAAGGATTTTGTAAGGATGGATTGTATTCAAGAGTTTTTTCATCGGCCTTGTAGAGCCTTATAGACCCCTGTTTTTTTAGGATTTTTCAAAATTTTCTGAAATTCCAGGCGGAGACTGGTTTTGTTCCCAATCTTCCTTGTTAATGATGAGAAAGACTTGAATTAGATAACCAAACTCTCCATCATCCATTTTGACTTGTGATACTGGTTTATCAATAAACACACCTTCGATAGGGCATTTGCTAATCCAATCATCGAATAGAACTTTTTGTGAATAATTCATAGTTAATCGTAAACTTTGATCTCAAGTTCAGCATCATCAGATGTGTTGATACCTTCTTTCTCTAATGCTTCCCATATTTGAGTGATGATAGGAAATAAAACTTTGTCAGGTAATACCTCACAGATATTAATTTCATTTTCAGTAATTAATTCTCCGTTTTTTAAATAGATTGTGTTTGACATGATTAACCCTCCATACCATTAGCAAAGTAACCTTCAAATTCACACCAATAGGTCTTTCTCTTTTCTCCTGTGTAATAGAACTCACAGCCACCCCCTGTATAAAAGATGACCGCAGCTTCTATTACATCACGATTTTTTTCAATGAAAGTTTTAGTGAGTTTTACTCTGTTTCCATATTTCCAATGTTCTTTGTTAACAACGACATTAAAAGCTATTGTAAGTTCCTTGTTGGTGTAACCCCTATAGATTTTTTTAACGTCATCAAGATCAGCAAGCTCATCTTTCTGTCTTGCTTTCTCTTCAACTTGTGTGTTTAGTGAAATCATTTTAATAGTGAAATAAGTTTAATAATTAGAAATTTGTAAAAGTAGATCAACACAATCAGAGGGTGTACCTCCTTGATTAATTGACTCTTCGATAGTGTCATTAAATCTATTGTTGTTGATACTATTTATAGTCCTCCTTATATGAGGTTGAACTGTATCTGGAGAAAGTTTAAGTAACTCTCTCATGTCTTTTATGACATCCTTTTTAAAATCAATAAATTCGTTGTTCATTTGGAATCACCTCCGTTGAGATAAGTTTTAAATAAATTTATTATCTCTTCTAAATGATCATCATCATATGCTTTCTCCCAATAATTTTTCTCAAGTTCTCTGATGATTATCAGTATTTGATCTTTATCTAGTTCCATTTGAGTACTCCATTTGTAAATAAGTTTCTAATAATTTTTCATTTATCAAAGAATTTTTATTCAAATCTTGTTCAAGGATATTTTTAATGTTTTCATCCCAAACAACTTCTCCAACATGAACTCCCATAGAGTCACATATCTTTTTGTATGTTTCAAATTTCATGATTAACACCTCATTACTGGTATGGTTGATAGCTCTTCATTATTTATGACATAAATAGATCCAGATTCATTACCTTCGTCATCAGATTGTGGACATAAGACTGTTCCATCATCCAGTATTAAAAGAATTGGTTGATAGTACCAATAGGATTCTTTGGATTCTTCTGGAGTCATGTATCGTACTTCTACGATCTTTCTTCCTACAAGTTGCTTTGCAATTTTGTCTTCCCATGTTTGGGTTGTTGATTTTGTTTTAGGCATTGATTAGCTCCTGAGATAATTTTTTTTGAATTGAATTAAAGTGATTTCTATCTGTACTATCCATATTTCTTACGTCACAGTAGTACCATGCATCACGCATAAGTAACCTAAGAAATACTTGTTCTTCTTTAGTTAGATTCATTCTTCTTCTTCCTTATCCATCTGTAATAGATCAGCGATCTCATTCATAACAGATTCAGTTGATGAATCCCACCTATCTCTACCCCACCAAAGGTCTTGAAATAAAGCAATTAATCTTTTACCTTCTGTATCAACTTTAAAAATACCTTCTTCTTTTGTTGAAACTATTTTCATTTATATATCCTCCCCTCCATTGGTTTGTTCCCATAGCTTGATGTAGTTACCTAACCAGTTTTGTTGATACTGAGTTAGTGAATCAATTTCTGCATACATATGACCATACAATAGGTCATCTGCTGATAGATAGTCACTACCATCTTCATTCCAAGGTAGGTCGTGTTTAGTGCAGAAATCATTGTAGATTTCCTTGAGAAATTCGTGCATGATTTTGAATAATAAAGTGTGCAATTTAAAATTCCACCAAAAACCAGGCTGGCACAAGGGTATGCCACAAACCTAAAGGTTGAAAGGAATTATTTGTTTGATCAGTTTAAAGACTTGATCAGGTCATATTGTCTACCCCCATTGATCTGCCATAGCATCTGCAATGCCTTGATAAGTTTTGCTTCTTAACTTCCATCTATCTTTTGATGGTGGTAAGTAATGAAGTCTCTGTACATCCTTCTTGGGTAACCCTGAGACATCAATTATATTTGTTGGAGTTAAGTTAGGTAATCCTTTTAACCATAAGCCAGTCTTCTTCTGTTCTGGATGATTGAACATAAAGGGTTGTACATATTGACTGGGCTTACCCATTCTTGATCTAGTTGATAATGCTCCTACGGGATTCTCGATACATATAAGAGGGCAATCAGCATCCCATATAGAAAGTACGAAATCAATAGCAGCTTGTTGCTTACCATTAGCTTGAAGTTTTTTCCAGTTCTTACTATTGCTTACAGTAAGGAAAGTACAGGGAGGATGCCCTATTATCAAATCCCATTTTTGACTAGCAATAGCTTCAAGGCAATCTCCTTGAATGTGTTTATCACTTGGTATATCTGTAGGTAATAGATCACATGACCATGCGTCATGACCTTTCTTTGCGAAAGCTTCTCTTACTGTTCCGCTGTATTCACAGGCAACTAATACTCTCATTATGCACCCTCCGTAAATCTGTGTGTTGCTATATCTTCCCATTCTTTTGTGGAAAGATTAGGAAAGTCTTCTTGAACTTCTTCATAAATAGTTTCAAGAATTTCTTCGTTAATTAGATCTTCCATTAGTTTCCCTCCTCCTCAATGATGTAGTCCATAGCTTTATGTGACTTGTAAAGCATTCCTAACTCCCATACTGTTTCTTGATATTCAGTAAAGTGTCTTTCAAAATTTTCATCAATTTTATCTAAGTATGCTTGCTTAGATAGAACTTCTCTTTGCTTTTCTGCTAAGAGAGTGTTGATGTACTGGGCTAGTTCTTTGTTCATTAGTTTTTCTCCTGTAATTTTTTGTCAAAGATTTCAATAAATTGACCTAAAGTAATTTGGTCGTTATCCCATTTACTCACAACTTTGTAGCCAACAATTTTAACTATTTGAGTGTAAGTATATTTTTTATATCTAGTCATTATTTTTTCTCCATTTTATAAACTGTTCCCATTTCATCATCTTCTTCATCTACTGACCAACAGAGACAGTATGAGCCGAAGCTATATAGTGAACCATGCATTGACACACTTAAAGATGTTTTAGCTGTCTCAAGGTCACGAAACTCTTCTAGATATTCAATATCTTCTTCAGTATTAAATTCTTCATTAAAATAGTATTCAATAATCTTATCGAAAATCTCCCTAGTAAATAAAGGGGTATGCCATCCATTCCATCTTTGGGAGGGGTCATAGTAACCTTCAAAACTTGGGGCATATTCGTCCCCATTTCTAGAAGGGCATGGCAGAGAAAATGTTGCCTTTTCCATTGTGTGTGTTCCTCAAATAAATAGGTTTGAAATAAAGGTTGGTGTCCTTTTGATAATTAATGTACCACACTTTGTGGTAACTGTCCATGACTAGGGTTTTTAAAAAAATTTCGCCCCAGCCAGGTTTTTGCAGGCAGGGGTATCCCTCAGAATAATTTGTAAATTTCTGATTTGAAAATTTTATTTTGGGAGGTAAGGTTTAGCTTTTCCTATTCCTATGAACCATGCCCAGATTTAAATCATGAATCGGAGTTTGACCCCTTTGTTTAATTCGACAATGCACTATGTCAAACTTTTTAAAATCTGCATAGGCTTCAAGAGTTTTATAAACATCTTGGAGATCAGATAGACCTCCTGATATTTTGAACCTTATGGAGTCGTTGTTATTCATAGTCGTAATCCTCGTCATAATCGGTTGATAAAGCCATGCACCCATAGCCATTGTGGAAAGCTTCAATAATGTCTAATTGTTCTTGATTTAAGGACGTATCTACCTCTAAAACTTCATCTCTAATCTTTTCTAACTCCTCTAATGTTTCATGATTTTCATAGAGGGCAGCTTCCCAATTAATTAGATAGGCATCCCCATCTATTTTGTATTCCAACTCAACAAACAATGTTGGGAGGTCAGCAGAATAAACCTTAGTCTCACCAATTTGATAAGACCAATGTTTTGCTGTTTTAGATTTTAAATTTTTAACGTGTTCTTTTGGAGTACCATCCTTTTTAAATAGATGATCACTCTCCCAAGAATCTTGTTTAACGGTTTTTAAATAGGCATGAGAGCTTATTAAAAAGCACTCCCCATAATCGGTTGCAGTAGTCATAATAAGAGACTAAATAAAGTGTACAAAGAAAGGGTTAAACCTTTCATATAACCAACACTAAGGATGGCTATAAGCAAGGATTAATTAATTTTCTGGTGTATAGTATCCTTCAAAATTATTAAAGCCATAATCAGCAATTACTGAATCAATAGCCTCTAATTGTTTTGAGGTTAAATTTTCGGATAGGTCAGCAAGAAAAATATAAATCCTATCAAGGTCGGCAGTCTGTACCATAGCAATTAATTTTTCATTGACTCTAGACTCTAGTTTTTTGCGGTCGGATTTTTTCATAATAAATAAAATAATTTTGAATTTTTAAAATTAATCGTTTAAATATTCTTGATATTCTTTATCAAGTTTTTTGAGTGTATTAAATACCTCATCTTGATTATGAGGAATAAAAGGACTCTCAGAGAGCTTACAATCGTCCCAAGGTTCACAACTTAAAACACCACTATTATATTGAGCATTTTTTGCCCAGTAGCAAGAAATATCATCATAGTAATCTGATTTATAAAATAACCAGTTACCTCTAACCCTTATCTGATTAGGTCGAACATCTTCGCCTATTCTCTCACCAAATGAGACAGCTAATTTTTTAATAGTGTGGGTAATTTTTTTCATAATAAGAGAAAAATAAATTTGAATTTAAAAGGTTTATAAGCCTTTCAAGGATACAAATATATAAATGTATCCTAGTAAGGTTTAATAAGGTTTCTAAGCTATACAGAATTCTAATCTTTGCTCTTTAGTTTGATTTGGTGTTCTTTTGATTCTTAAACCAGCAATATAAGTTTTATCATTGTTATCTAGTGGGCGAAAATCTGTTTTATCAGCATCAAATATATAATATTTTTTGCTATCTATTATTATAAATTCTGGAAAATCTTGAGATTTTTTAATATCAAAAGCCGCTGCATAATTTAGTTTTAATTCTGTAGCTTTAGCAAGTGTATTAAATTTACTACCATGAGATAAAGTTAAATGGTAATTTAATTTTCTACATTTTTCCCAGTCTCTATCGATTCTCTTTGTATAATCGTACGCAATTAATTTAGTACTAATTGATTGATTTAATTTAGTATCTAATCCTTTTAAAATAGCTTCTAAGATACTTGTATATCTAATTGGTTCGATATATACACCGAATTGTTTTAACAGATAATCAGAATCATTTGAAGTAATAGTTACAGGCACATTTTCCCATGAATAGTCACTAGTACCATTAAGTCTTAAACCTAAATTTTTATAGTCTCTATTTTTGGAATAAAAACGAATTGTTTCTAATACTAAATTTCTAAGAAATAAATTAAAATCTTGCATAAATGCATTATTCCTTCTTTGCCTACATTTAATTTTATTATTCAAATAAGCTGGGTTACCAGCCATATTTAAACAAATTTTTCTACAAGTCCCAGCGGCTGGGCATGCTTTAACAGTAGGCAATAAATACAAAACCAAAGTAGGTGCATTTGATACAGTTAAATTTTTCATTACTTTAGGACTAGTTAAAGTAAATGTATTTGTACTGTTTAGATTCCATTTTGTACGGAATTCTTTTAAATCGTTTGATAATTTCATTTGAGTTACCTTTAATAAATAGGATTGAATAATAAAAAGATCAAACCCTAAAAAGGATTTGACCAGTTATTCACTTGATTATCTGTAAGTATTCCATCTTTATTTAACATATCAACGTAAATTGACCAATCGTACCTTAAATCACATTTAGAGAAAGCTTTCTTATATGCTCTCATATTTTTATAACTTTGTAGAATTTCTTCTTTATAGTTTAAATAAGTTTGTTTCTTAGTCTGTTTGATCATTTGAGTTACCTTTAATAAATAGGATTGAAATAAGAGTGATTAAACTCTATAGAAATAGTATAAATGTTTGTATACATAATAGCAAGCAAAATTAATAAGTTTAGAAATTTTAAGTATTCCACAGTGTTTTCCACATGCGGATATTCAGGTCGTAAGGCCGAGATTGTTTACAATTTTTCGCAAAAAAGGGATAAAAAGAGGGTAAATTGTCAATATTTCGGGCAAAATCGTTACAAAACCAGGAAAAACTTTACATTTAGTTGTAAATCTGCTTATTTGTGGAGAAAAATATAACAATTAATGTTACAAACGAGATTTTAAAGTTACATTTACATAAATGTGTCTAAAATGTATCAGATTTCGCCTTATTTAGCAGTACTGTCTCTATGACAGTTCTACAATCTGTGATATTTCGCCAAAAATCCTGTCAAATGCCTGTTACACACTGTAACAATGCCCCTATATATTCTTTTTTTTGTTACAATGCAACATTTTGTTAAGGCTTCGCCTGATACCCCCAATTTTTTTTACCCCAAATTGACCTTTTTTAAGGCGTTCTAGGGGGCGAATGTATAGAACTTAAAATTAGTTCTATAAATGCCATGATTTTTGATAATGCCTGTTTCGCCACGAGATTTTGAACTATATTCCCGGATGACTGGTGCTCCAATGCCTTCTGATGCTATGTCTCGCATGCAAATGGCTCCTGAAGTATTTGAATTTACCAAAAATTTTGCAAGAAAACCAAATTTATTAGAAAAAACAGGGAATTTAGTAAAAAATATTGGAAAAACTGCTGTTATGGCTATAGGAGCACCGATGGTTGCTGAAAGTATGGCAGAACAAGCAAGAATGCAAGAACAATTACGGAATGAGCAAGCTAAAACAAATACTGAAATAGCAACAGTTACTGAATCTCCTGAGCAACAGGCAGATACACCTGCAATGGCAAAAATAAGACTAGGAATGGAAGCAGAAGCTCAAAAACAAGCAAATAGACTAGAAATAGAGAATATAAGGGATGAAAGAGCAGCAAGAGCTGCAGGTGGAGTTGTAAAAACCGATTTAAATACACAACAACCAACAACTGCTGATGCTTATAAGCAAGATTATGTACCAAATCAGACTGCATCAAACATTATTGATCAAAAAATGGTACAGGGATCACAGATAGGAGATAAAACTCCTAATGTCGCAGAAGTTTTAAGTGAGTCTCAGGATAGTATGCCTATGTCTATGTTTAGACCTATACAAATACCTACTACAGGAGCTCTTCATGCAGCAACACCAGTAGTTGGAAGTGGGGTTTCTGATTCAGGTAATGAAGTCAATATCATTAAAGGTGCAGAAGAAAAGGTACTTGGTTCTGGTGTCACATCAGATAAAGTTCAAAACTTTTTAAATAAAATGGGAGGTACGGATGAAGGATCAAAACTAGACGTAGCTTTACTTGCAGCAATGCAAGATAGAGATAAAAAAGAAAGATTTTATTTAGGAGAAAATTCAGGAGACCCAGCTTTAGATAATTCACCATTATTAGATCATCCTGATATTGTTGGTGGCGAAGATGATATAAATCTTCCTAGTAGTACTAATACTGGATCAACTACAAATTTAGAAGATCATTATAGAGAAATGAGAAGGTTAGATGCTCAAGCGAGAATTAAAGACCTGGCTCCTAGTGAAAAACAAGTAAGAATGAATAATCCTGCTTTTGATGATCCTAGTCATCATTCAAATGCTGGAAATAGAATAGACCCAAGTTTATTTAATAAAGTACCTGCAGGATATGAGGTTAATTATGGACATCCTGTTTTTAAAGATGATGATATTATTGTCCCAACAACTACTCAAAAAGTAGAAGCATTTACCAATAAAATTATGCCTAATAAACCTAGCTCATTTGTAGAGTCAATGTCTTTAGATTCATCAGCAGATAAGGCTCCTACAGCTACTTTTAATATTAGTAAAAAAGAAGGAGGAACAAGCCCTTATAATGTTCAGCTAAGTAGTCCAATGGCTGTATCTTTAGGCATGATGGCTGAGGATGACTCTTTGAAAGAAGAATCTTTTGGAAAGTTATTTAATCTTGCTAAAAAATCTATAAAAGATGGATCAGGAATGGCTTTTGGTATAGATCAATAAACCTTTGCTAAATTATAAGTATTAACAAAAAAATTATGACTAAGTTTTTATTACCAATCGCAATTAACGTAATCAACAAAGCAGTTGATAAAATTCCTGAAGATCTAGATGATCTAATAAAGAAATTCGTAATTTCCGTTTTAAAAAAAGCATCCGCTAAAACTGGTAACAAAGTAGATGATTTACTAGTTGCACAATTAGAGAAAGCATTATTTGAATCTTAAGTATGGTCGTTTTTACTAACCTTAATAGAAGATTAGATTCACCGCAAGACAAGGCTTATGTGGAGAATAGAGCCATTGATCAAGGTATTGCTGGTCCGTCAAAAGTTACTCAGAATTTTAGAAAACCAAATCCTTTTTTAGGTAAGTTTGATGAGAATGTCAGAAGTGATCAGTTTTATCAAGAGTTTAAAGATGACTCAGCTGAAACTTCACGAGCAGATTATGATTTTAAGGCAAAATATGGTGGTAATACCTTTCAAGATTCTAATATTGCTGAAAGAGTTGATAATTGGATGTCTAAATATGACCCTTATTACGGACCTGATACAGCTGGAGGCAGAGGATTAGTTGAGTCTGATAGACTAATAACACAGGATAGTATGGCTCCAATGGGCTTAGTATCGCAGCCAGCAACAAGTGGAAATGGAGTGTCAGATTCAAATGTAGCTGGTAAATTCCCAAGTAACTCAGTGGCAGTGTAATTATGAACCAAGTAGCAAAAAGTTTTTTAAGAACCGCTGGAGGTCAACTTGGCGGATATTTAGATAAAGCTTTGAATATTGGTGGAAAGGTAGGACAAGATGCTGCAACAGCTGCTTTAAATTATGGAGTCCAAAGGTTTGCTCCAAAATTAGCAGGAAAAGTTGGGAAAGAAGTTCCAAGATTACTCAGGAATAATCCTAGTTCTGTAGTTCCGCAGGTAGGTAAATTAGCTGGTCAAGCAGCAGTGATAGGAACAGGTTTCGCAGCAGCTAATATGCTGGATCAACAATCTGAATATAGTCAACCCATGACCACTGGATTAGGAAATTCTGAAGTACAGTCTTTTTTACAGCAGCAGCAATTACAGAACCAGAAGTTTATGCATGACATGGCTTTGGTACAGGCAAGAGCTGAATCTAGAATCCCTGGTGCTCAATACCCCGGATCATTATATGGGGGCATGGGAGATAGAGCTTTTGAAAAGAGTATCCTAGATGAAGTTGGTGTCTTTGGTAGAGGCTTATATGGAACTGGACTTCGTGCATAGTGATTTTATAATTTTAAAAAAGGTTTAGAAAAATGTTAGGTAGTATTGACACTGGTGGATTTTCTGAGGCAGGTAAAGCTGCCATGATGGATTCTGATTATTTTAACCCAAAAAAAGGATCTAAAGGTTTTGCATCAGGTGCAAGAGATTTTTTAGGTCAGGCTATAAATGATGCGTTCATAGATAAAGAGTCACCATACTATTTTGATCAGGAAAAAAAATCATATAGAGAAGAAGAAAAAGCAAGTCTTGAGGACAGAATTGCTCAATATCTTGACAAATTTGAGAGTGGTGGTGGAGATGCTTTTTCTAATGTTGGTCCTGGATTTTTTGTTAGTAATCCAAACAATTCTGCTAGAGATGCAGCAATACTCCAACAAAATCAAGCTGAACTACAAAAAGAACCTAGTGTTGTTAGAAAAGCTGGAAGTGCTTTAGTCAATGCTGGTATTGGTGCATTAGCAACTAAAGCATTATCTTTCCTTCCTTTTTTCTGTGATATTAGATTAAAAGAGGATATTGCTCCACTTTGTGTATCTGATGTAAATGACCAATTATCAGAATGTGCGTTCTTTGTAAAAGCTTTAAATGAGTGCTCTTGAGAAGTTAAGACAATTAGAACCTATTCAGTTTAGGTATAAAAAAGAACTAGATCCAGAACAAAGACTTAGAGGAGGTTTCTCTGCACAGCAAGTACAAAAAATCATTCCAGAGGCTGTTGTAGAAGTAGAAGGTATTTTGATGTTAGATATGAATGTTTTAAATAAATATATGATAGAAGCAAAAGAAGAACTAAAGTCTAAGAATAGTTAATTTAGAATATTTCTAACAAGAATTTTATAAAAGAGAAAATGGCAATTCCGTTAGCAGGTATGTTTATGCCAGCATTATCTAAAGTAGGAGCTTTAAATTTACCTTTACTTCTTAGAGCAGCTGGTATTACTGCAGGTGCAGCCCCTTCATTGATGAGAGGAGATTTAGGAGGAGCAGTAGTTGGTGGTGGATTAGGAGCTTTAGGTACTACTGGATTAGGTAAGACTGCAGCTAACCTTGGGACAAAAGCTGGAATGAAAGCTGCACAAATGGCTGGTGGTGAAGGTCTTAAAGCAACCGCTGCAGGTATTTTAGGTAGAGCAGCTGTACCCTTGGGATTAGGTGCTGTAGCTGGAGGATCAACAGCGAATGTTTTAGGTGGACCAGCTAAGAATGTTGCTAGTGGAGCTGCTGGATTAGCAGGATATGGAACAATTGGAAATGAAGGTATGGGAGGAGTCCCTTTACCACTTGGAATGAGTCCTTATGGAACTGTGGGTCCAACAGGTCTTCCTCTTGATGTTATTAATCCACTTGGTTACGATGCTGGTAGAAGACTAAGAACTCAAAAAGATGCTGAATCTCTAAGAGATGCAACAAACATTGTTCTGCCAACACTACGTAAGTTTTCTGAGCAAGCTAAAAAAGATGACTTTGCAAGAAGTATGGCTTCAAGAGGTATTGCTCAAAATATTGCAACTAATGCACTATTGACTCAAGGAATGGCTGAAGCTGCAAGAAACTTGGGAACTACAGCTGCTCAGCAAGCTGGTCAGGCTTTGACAAATCAGTACATCTACTAAAATGAGTATTTTTGATCAACTTTTAGAAACCACTGGAATTGACTTTGGGACTGCTCAAAGAGGTGTTCAGCCAATGAAAGAAGCAGTAAAAAAAATGAGTATAGAAGATTTATCTGAACTTGCTAAAGTTTATGGTGGATTAGATAAAATTCCAGATAGCCTAAAAGCTTTTAACACTACTCAAGAAGGTGGAATAAAAAAAATTGACTCAAGATTTAATATAAAAGGGTTAGGTAAAGATGAAGAGCTTAGATTATTACCGGGTACCGATAGTTTTGGTAAAGAAGGTAAATATTATGTAAGTAAAAAAGACGCACCAAAACTTGGTGGACTTGGAAGTGTAGCTGGAGGGATAGTTGATACAATAACTCTCCAAAATACAGATTTAGATAGATTAGGCACGGATTTTGGTGCTAAACCAAAGATAGTTGATATAAATAATCCTTCTAATTATTTAGTTAGTCAAGCTCAAAAATCTGCAATTGCTAATGCTTTAGAACAAGCAGGAGTAGATACAGGTTTAAGTGAAACTTCCAATCCCTTGGGTAACGCAGAGGCTCAATTAAATTTTTTAGAAAAGAATGCTGATCGAATAGATAAATTATATAGAGATCGGGCAAAAGGAGCTGCTTTTGATGAATTTTTGAATTATACTTTGACGGAACCAGCTAGACGAAAGAATTTAGAAAAAGCAAGAGCTATTGCGATAAACCAAGATATTCAGGCACAATTAGCAAAACAAGCGTTGCCAAATGAGCTACAGTCACGTTTGTTGGCAGCTGATTCAGGGTTTGCTCAAAAAGCTGCTGCACTTGCAGGTCAAGCCGATGCAGCTTCAAGAATGGCTGCGGTTGGTGTATTCCCAAGAAACGTAGGTTTCAGTGTATAAAATAGTCTAAGTTAAAATTGAAATATTAGTTTAAGAAAAAAATGGAAGAAGAAGCATTAGGTAACATAGTTGTTCAAGTACCAACTCAGTCTGCAGACATGCAGTTACTTTTGAATGAAACTGCTCAAAAACAACAAAGAAATAATCAAGCATTTGGGGCAGAGTTAGATCGAATAAATGCGGAATTCTTTTCTGATTTAGATATACAGAGAACACAGGCAACTGGAGCAGAAAATAGATTAACAACAATGACTGCTGGACAAGAGGCCAGAGACACAGAAACAAATAGAGCTTTACAAGAGAGAGCTACTTCAGCTCAAATAGCAGGACAACAAGAAAGACAAATAGGTTTAAGAGGTCAAGAAGAAAGAGCTATTCTACGAACACAAGGGACTGAATCAAGAGATTTAAGAAGAACAGAAGGTCAACAGACACGTTTGACCGAAGAGAGAAGAGGTTTAGAGCAAAGAGCTGGAATAAGAGAAACAGGACTACAAGATCGTCTTGGACAAGTAGAGGCTGGAAGACAGCAAAGAGCAGGAATTAGAACTACTGGACAAGAAACTAGAGCTTCAACAAGAGTTACAGGAGAAGAGCAGAGAGCTGGTATGAGAACTACTGGACAGGAAACTAGAGCGACTACCAGAGTAACTGGACAAGAGCAGAGAGCAGGTATCAGAACAACTGGAGAACAAGATAGAGCTTTAAGAAGAACCTCTGGAGAAGAAACTAGAGCTACTACCAGAGTTACTGGAGAAGAACAGAGAGCTGGCATTAGAACTACTGGTCAAGAACAAAGACAAACTGTTAGCAGAACAGCACAAGAACAAAGAACTTCAGACTTGCAAAGAGAGATGTTTAGACGCTATAAAGAAAATAGAGATTTCGAACAAGCAACAGGTTCCTATAGAGTATGAAGAAATGGATTCAGTCTTTAAATAATAAAGATCGTGAATCCTTTCTTGAATTTTGCAAAAAGTCATCATCTCCAATACAGATATATTTATTTGCTCGATTTTTAGGATTTCAAGGGACGATAGTGGAATGTAATGAATGGTCGGAAAAAGAATTTAAAAAGAGAAATTTTCATTTAGTTTTAGAGAGTGAAATAGATAATATGCAAGATGATATTTCAAAATTGAGGCAAGCTATTGATATGGGTTTAGTTAAACAGGATATGGGTGCTGCAAGGATTGCTATGCTCCAAAAAGAATTACGTGGAGCAATAAAACAATTAGATGATAAAAAAGTTCTTATGGATAAACAAGGATTAATTCTTGCTGGAGCTGATAGAGCATTAAGAGAAATGTTATCTATCTTTAGAGATGATCCTATTGAAGGACCATTACAGGAAGCATCTATGGGAGTATGGACAAAAATACTTCAAGAAGAATCTTAAGAGAAAATAGGCTATGCTACGAACATGGCAGGTACAAGTATTTACAGCGTCTATAGACGCACAGCTAGAGCAGCTGCAAAACAACAGGTTGTTAAAAAAACTTCTAATGTAGATGTTGAAAAGGCTAGAAAAAATTTTGCATATTTTTGTGATGTTGTAGGGGGGAAGCCTCCAGCTGAACACCATCTTGAATGGCATAAATATCTCTGTACAGGTGATGATAGTGTTTGTCTAAAAAGTATTGCCGGTCCAAATATAGATATACTTGCTCCAAGAGGATCTGCTAAATCTACAGTTTTAGGTTTATATACAGCCTGGTCTATTGGCATACATGCTTTAAATAAAATGCCTTTAAAAATTTTATATATTTCTTATACTGTTGATGTAGCTAGACCTAAGAGTGCAGCAATAAAAAGAATTATCGAAGAGAGTAAAATTTATAAAGAAATTTTTCCGATGGTAAAGATTGCTAAGGGAATAAATTCTAACGAATATTGGAGTATAGATTGGAAATTTGCAGGAATAAAATCCACTGGTGAAGAAGAGTTCAGTGTATGTTGTGCTGGATTGAAAGGTGCAGTTACATCAAAAAGATCACACCTCTGCATAATTGATGACGCAATAAAAAGTTCAGACGATATTAAAAATAAAGACATAAGACAAGCTATGGAAGATAACTGGAATGCTGTTATTGTTCCAACTATGTTTGAAGGTGCAAGAGCTATTTGTTTAGGAACTAGATTTAGACATGATGATATTCACAGCACAACTTTCTTACCTTCTAGTGGATGGAAACAAATAGTACAATCTGCCATAACTGTAGATGAAGAAGGAGAAGAAACATCTTACTGGCCGGATATGTGGTCACTTGAATATTTAAGTGAAAGAAGAAGAACTGCTCCAGTTGCATTTAGTTTTCAATATCAAAATCAAATTGTTCAGACTAGTGAATTATCTCTTTCTCCTGATCTGATTGTTAAAGGAACTATATCTACAGAGTTTGATACTTTAGGAGTTGGAGTAGATTTATCGGCTGGTGTTAGAGAACAAAATGATTATACAGTTTTTGTTATGGGTGGAAGAGTAAAAGATAAAATTCACATCATAGATTGTAAAAGAGTGAGAGTTATGGGGAATTTAGAAAAATTAGAACTTTTAATGGAAATGATGGAGGAGTGGGGAATAATTCATAAAGATGGAAAAAATTATTTTCCTACAGGTAGTTCAATAGATGTTTGGTCAGAAGCTGTTGCATATCAAGCTTCGTTAGAAGCAGATTTTAAAAGGATTTGTTTACAGGAACAAGGTTTATACAATTTAATTTGGCATCCAGTAAAAGGTTTTCGTGGAGATAAAGTTGCAAGATTTCGAGGAATTATGGGACTTTTTGAACAAAGAAAAATCATTTTTAATAAATATCGAAAAATGACTTATTTAACAGATGAGATTGTAAATTTCGGGGTTAGCTCACATGATGATTGTGTAGATGCCTTAGTGTGGCTATGTAATGGGTTAATGACTCGTGGAAAACTTGAGTTAGAGTATTGACCAATTAAACTATTAGTATTAACAAACAATGGCACCAACGTATTACAAAATTGAATTAGAGCAAGATGCTTATGGGTCTGCTGTAATTCCTCTTCCTGATGAACTATGCCACGATCTGGCACTTGAACCTAATGAAAGGTTTGAAGTAGAATGTGAGGGAGATGTGATCACATTAAAACGTGTTCACGCTGGATACACCATTGATCAGTAAACTAGGTTCTTAATCTAATGAGTGAAAGTAATAGCAAATCTGTTCTGGAGGATATGATTAAATCCGTCATTAATAAGGACGGTAAGGGAACTGCAGACACCATGCTAATTAGTTCTCATTTATCCCAGATGAAGATGTTTGGGATTAGACAGGGTGTTGAATATTATCCACTGCAGGATAATCTGGGAACTCAGAGATTTGATTTCATACAACAAGTAATTAAATTTAATCAGTTGGATGCAAGATTAGATGCAATATGGGATAGATTTTTAGTTTACGGAAAAGGATTATTTTATATAAGACCAACAGAAAAATCCTACAGACTTTATTGGTTTAACAAAGATTCTTATAGGACATATTATTCTCCAGAAGGAGAGCTTGAAGAAGTAATTATTATTTATCCTTATAAGGTTAGATCATCTAAAGGATTTTCTGGAGTTGGTTTAAATACAGATAAAAGATATATGAGATTGAAAATAACTGCAAAAGAAGTAGAAGAATTTCATAGTGAACAAGAAATAACATTTGAACAAGAAAATATAAATTTTGCGACCTTTGATAAAAAAGTTGTAGAAAATACTATGGAGTTTATTCCATGTGTAGAAGTATTTAATAATCCAGATGCTTTTGGAACTGACGGATCAGGCGAGTTTGATTTTTTATCAAATCAAATTGTTGCTCATGATGAAATGGTTAAAAATATAAGAGCAAATTTATCATTCTTTGGTAATCCAACTTTATTATCTTCTCGACCAAAACAGGACATTGTAGAGAATGATGATACAGCAGTTCAAAGACCTAGCATATCAAGTCAGTCTGGGTTTGCTTCAGATGTCAATCTTTTCAGTTCTACATATAAATCAGATCCCGTAACAAGATCTCCTGCTGGTTACACTGGAAAGCCAGGATCTGGTATGAGAGTTCCAAGAGTTATTGCTAATTTGGAGCCTTCAGATCGTGTAGGATTTATAACTCCTAATCCTGTTGGTTCAGATCAAGCTAGATATACAGAACAATTAAGAAGTGAAATTAGATTAGCTCTTGGTGGTATTGATGATCTCAGTATTACTAACGTAACAGCAACTGAAATTAAATCAGCATATGGTCGAGTAAGTGCCACTGCTAAAAAGAAATGTTTACAGATTTATACCTATGGAATTTGTAGATGCTTCGAATTAATGATTTTTCATGAAGAACAAATTTTTAGAAAATCACTTGCTTTTTCTGTAGGTCTAAAAGTACCTGTTCCACCAGAAGATGTAGAAGATCAAAAACAAGTAGATAAATTTAGAAAACAAAAAGCAAAATACGAACAAAAATTACAAGAGGCTATTGATCTTGCAATAGATACACAAGAGATTCCAAATAATGTTGTAGGGCTTGCTCCCGATGGAGATAGGACGGTACTTTGGAGATGGATGGGTCCTGTGTATGAAGATACGGCACAGGATAAATTAAACCAATCTATCTTTACAAGAAACCTTCAAGAATTGGGGGTTGATAGTATAGAAGCACTGAAGTATTTATTTCCTTCTAAAACTGATGACGAAATTGCTGGGATGCTTTCCGGCTTTCCATTCAGAATGGTAGGAGAGGTACAAAGGGCGTATTCATCATTTATTGATCTAATAAATCAAGAGATGAGGACTCCGCACCCACAACAGCCAAACCTACCAATGGCCGCAGATCCTCGTCTTGATCTAACTCCATTTTTATACAGAACATTAGAATCATTACAGAAAGAGGTAACTTATGCAGGACGCTACCGCAGCTCAGACCCAATCAGCACCCCAAGTATCCCAGACCCCACAGACCAGCTACGTGGCTCCTCAGACAGCAGCCCAAGCACCTTCCGTAGGGACTTCCCCCCAATGGGTGGCACCGACAACAGCACAGGTGGCACCAGCACCACAAGTGCAAGCCCAGATGGGGGTTCAGGGTTACCAATCAACCCCTACAGCGTACAGCCCCCAAGTACCACAGGCGACTCCACAAGCGGAGAACCCTTACAAGGACGCATTTACGAAGGTGGTAGGGCTCCTGAGTTCACCAGTCCAATTCCCGTTCCAGGGTCAACAGTCTCCAAACACACCAGCAGTAGACCAGGGCAACTACGGATACCCACAAACAACCCAGTACAGCAATCCGGCTCAGCAGACTTATACGCCTTCGAGCAACAACAGCCAGGGGTACTCCAGCAACTCTTCCCAAGTTTCTTCGGAGATAACAGACCAGCAGCTAAGGGCAAACGGAGTAAGTGAAGCCAGCCTTGAAGTCATTAATCATTTTGGTGCTGATGCTCCAGCAGTTTTAAATAATTATGCCTGTCAGATTGAAGATTCACTAATAACAACTAATCAGCAATTAAGTGAAGCTGTAAGTCTACTAAAAGAAATGTCACAAGAGCATAAAGCTTATGAACAGATCTTGACAGACCCAGATGTATTAGCTGATTACACATGTGAGTTCTTTGGACAAAATGGACCATATCCAGTAGAAGAAGATCAGGCTGCACCTAAGCAGGCTCCCTCATTTGCAGGTCAACAGTTCCAAAATCCACAGGCTCAGGCTCAAGCACAAACTCAGGCTCCTGTAAGACCAGATATGCCTGTACCTCCAGCTCCACAGACTCCAGCTGATCCTGGTGACTTCTGGAAGGACTTCGGAGGAGCTACTGATAGAGATCCTCAGAACGCATGGAGATATTTAAATGCTGCTCAACAAAATCCTGAAGTATTCCGTCAGAAACTTCTTGTGATGGAGTAAAGCTAAAAGGGGTGGGCTTCCACCCCATTTTATTTTTTAATATGAAAAAGAAAAAAAGTACAACTGAAAAAACTGATAAATTTTTGACAGGTTTAGGAACTGCTGGTGGAGCTATTGGTTCTCCACAGTTAGTTGGTTTTGGTGGTGCTGATGTTCAAAGACAAGTTATGTCTGGAAATATAGATGAATATCAAAATATAAGAATGAGACAGGGAGATACAAGAATAGGTGAAGCACTTCCGATGCCTTCTGACTTAGACGCATCATATTTAAAATTAAATTTACCCGGATCTCCTTTACCTCAAAATGCTTTATTAGCTTCCAGTAATATCAATAGAGCTCAACAGATACAAGAAATGGTTATGTCACAAGGTCAAATGTTCTTAACACAATATTTACCTGCTGCAGGATTGAGTCAATTACCTGTAGGTCAGCCTCCATTAGAATCAAAAAAAGGTAAGAAGTAAATGGAACACAAAAAAGCTAAAAAAGCAAAAAAAATGGCAGAAGATGCTATAAGAATGATGGCTCTTGAAGAACAAATGGCTCAAATGAATCAACCTGATTTACAGCCAGAAGATGGATATATCAACCCAATGGGAAGAATAGGAACTGTACCTCCTTCTACATATTCTTTAGGAAATATGTTAAATGGAACTACAACTCAATCGGTGATAAATCCAGAAACTTAAATAAGTAGAATATTAAGTCAATTTATAATTATAACTAATGGAATTTATTTTCCAGTATACAGAGCACATTCAGTGTTCGCAATCAGCAAACCTAGCTGAAATTCAAAAATGTTTATAGATAACGATTTTCCGAAGCTGCTGGGTGCCGAGTTATATAGACCACATCCTGCGTATATCGTAGAAATGGCTTCCGAGCCAGTTGTGGTACATGACTTCACCAAGCAGCCAGGTCAGACCGTTCAATTAGATCGCTACCGCTTCTTTGGTAATCCTGGTACTAAGACCTCTAGAGAGAGGACTCAGGATCAGACTATCGGAACAGCAAACAGCAGATCTATCGTAAAGGACAAGGTACTTGTATCTCTTAGGGAATATACAGGTCCTGCTGACCCTAACAATTCAAATCTTCCTAGCACATTTAAAATTGCTAGAGAAACCCTAATGACAGCTCAGCGTTTACTTCTTGATACTGGAAACTTAAATATGTTCCATCAATCAATTGGTTCGTTGACACTGTTAGACGATTACCGTAGATGGAGAGACAGAGTATTCATTGATGAGCTATTCAAATCTGAATCTCGTGGTGCTGCATCTGATACACAGGGTGGTTACTACTATCCAAATGGTAAGACAAAATCTAACTCAACAACACTAAACTCATACTCTGCTACAGAATATGCTTCTGAGCGTTTCAAGTTTAATGTAAAGACTGACCTTCTTGAGGTAGTTAAGAGTCTAAGAAAACGTCACGTACCTGTATTCTCAGACGGATATTATCGTTGTATAGCTGACCCTTCACTAATGAAGGATCTCAGAGCAGATCAAGGCTTCCGTGAGGTAGCTAGATATCCAGGAATGGGCCAAGGTTCACCTTTAATGGGTTCAATGGCACCTAACCAAGCTATTTATGGCGGTGGTCAGTATGGACAGGCTCAGTTCGTAGCTGGTGAACCAGTTATGCCTTCTGGATTCGTATTTGAAGGAGTAAGATTCTTTGAATCTACAAACTTCCCATCTAAAACAATAACGGTCGATATTGGAGATGGAAATGGAGCTGTATCTAAGACAACTCCAGCAGGACTATTTTTTGGTCCTCAAGCTATCGGTGTTGGTATCGGTGGTCCTAACGCTCAAGTTTTAATCAATAACAATGATGACTTCTCAAGATTCATCATCCTTATATGGCAGCTATATGCTGGTTTTGCGAACTTGAATAAGGACTTCATTACCACTGCCTTCACAATTACAGAGTAATAGGAGGTATTAACTAATGGCAACTTACAAGAGTGACTCAGGAGCAATCCTTACACCCGGTAATCAGATCAACAAGCTATCCGCATTTAACCATGAGGGTGTACTTGGTTGGCCTGGAATTGAACTCTTCGAACAGGTTGGTTATGCAAAAGTAACTAACTTATCAGCTGCTCAAGCTAGTAACAAGAGTTTTAGTATCACTGTACCTTCTCCAGATAGAAGAGTAAGTGACAGGGTAAGAGATGACCGCACAAGCTTAGTGGTCAAAGCAAGTTCAGATAGACCTGCATATGTTTATGGAGCTTCTATAGCTATTGCACAAGACGTACCTTCTGGTGGTCTTCCTAGCTTCCCAGCATCTCCTATAACAGCAGATCTTGGTGGTACAACTGGTGAAATCCTACTTTTAGGACCTGATAATGCTGGAGCTCCACTTGGTGTTCCTTCATCACAATTAAATGGTTTAGCAGCTGCATCTAGTTCTATAACTGCAGCTAACTCACTATTTTCTCAGGGTTCAGCAGATACAACAACTGGAGATTTTCCAGCTTGGACATCTGTGACTAGTACAATAGCAGCGTCTGACGCAGCTAATTCCATGATGTACAAAGTAACAGCGGATACTACTTTTAAAGTGTATAACTTAAACGCTATTGCTAATACTACAATCACTGGTGATGGAGTATTCATCTCACAAGCCGATTCAGATGCAGGTAAAGCAGGTTATATCGTATGTAGAGTTAACTACTTACGCCCAGCTGCTGCTGTATCTTGGAGTGACGTTTCTTCTTTCGTGGACTTTGCTTCACAAGTAGGCGGAACAGACTCATAATCTATATCTTTATAGATTTATCAAAAGGCGAGTCTCTCGACTCGCTTTTTTATTGTCAATAAAAAATTATTAAGGTAAGCTTAATTAGAAGAAAACAATTTTAATTATGCTATATCAACACAAAGTAACTGGTGGTTTAGTTGAGAAGATATCTCAGCACGGAGATGGAATCTTCATGGTTGTGAATGCGAATGATGAAGTAGATTATGTTCATGAAGATGATTTAATTCCGCATTTAGAAGCAACTAATGAAAAAATAAAAACAGAAGAAAGATTAACTGCAGAATTAAAATCCACTGGTGATAAGAGTGCAAAACCAACTAACAAAGAAACTTTCCCTCTTGATAGACGGTTAAATATTAACACTGCCAGTGCAAGACAAATTGCGGATAGCCTACCTGGTGTAGGGTTGAAAACAGCAAGAGATATAAAAGATTTACAAACAACAATGACAGGAGAGAGATATACAAAATTAGAGCAACTTAAAGGAATCAAAAGAATTGATTGGGATGCAATATTTAAAGAGAACTTAGTGAGAGTAGACTAGTAACAGGTATATTTTACTTGTTTGAATGAAGCTCGATACCTTTTTACAATCAAAAGTACGTTGGCATTTAGGTTATAACATAACTTCCATACCAGCTGGTGACCAAGCTCGACTAGAAGAAGCACTTAATAATGTTCAAGATTCTTTTTGGGTAAGTAAAATAGTAGAGCAAATTGGTAGGTGTGATGAAGCTGAAAAAAGAACTGATATGACTGGTAGTATTAACAATAATAATATTCCAAAAAATAGAATAGAAAGTATACTTGGTGATGTTGATCGTACTGTTTCAACTTCTGATTTCAGACAAACTTTAAAAACTTGGACGGAAATTTATATTTATGAAACAGATAGACTTGCTATGCACCTCTACGTACCTAATTACCGCAATCCAGAGCAGGCTAGATATAGATTTAATAGAGAAGGTGCAGAGTTTATACAAGCCCTACCAGGACCAGCTGACGTTGCTGTAGGGACACGTTTATTTTTAGAGTCAAATCATAGGTAAAAAAACAATGGCAGTAAATCACTTTCAAGATACAATATTTTTTACTGATGCAACTCTAATTGCTCCAGGAGATGGAACATCTTTACAAGTAGCTTTAAACAATTTTTTCTCTACAAAAAGCTATACTTTTATGGTCACGGTTACTGAGATTGATACTAATGTTGTTGTTCGTCTAGATGGAAGTATTGATGGAACAAACTATGCTCCAATTATTTCAACTCAAACTATAACTTCAAATGGAACTTATGTATATAGTGTTTCAGATAGACCAGTTAAATTTATAAAAGGTGTATTTGTAAGTGAGTCTGGTGGAGATAATTCTGCAACAGTAACTTTTAATTTAGCTGCTTTATAAATGTCTGTTTTACCTAGAACAAAACTTGGTTATACATTAGGTATAAAAAGAGATAAAAATATTTATGGACAGGGAGAAAAGATTGCTAGAAACCCTTTTGAGGAAAGTAGGGGTCGTACTAGAATGGCAGGTGACAGACGAGTAGATATCTTCACCGCAGAAAGGGATTATATGAGAGCCCCAACTGTTAGAGGAGATTATCTCCCTAATCGTTTTGTAGCATCCGTACCTGTATCTAGATTGGAGAAAACTGATGGCTAAAGGAAAAATGCCTCCCCAGCTTCTTGAATATTTTAAGAACAAAAACAATAAAAAAGAAGATGGCAGTGGTGAAAAGATGTCCGATAAAGAAAAGCGTAAAGAAGCTTTAGATAAAGCTAGAGATGCTAAAAATAAAAAAGGGAAAAAAGAAGAAAAATAGGAAAAAAACCTTCCTATATAATTAAAGTAAGTTTCTTAAAAAGTAAAAGTGTCAAGTAGTAGTTCAAACAAACAACCTTTAATGGTGGATCGCCCAGCAACCGCTTCCACATTATGCACGGTTTCTTCGGGTCAGTCTTTTCTAACAAGTTTGATACCAACATCAGTTGGTGGAGCTACAAAAGTATTTGATGTTGATTCAGGATTAACAGATACTGCAATTAGTGGAGCATATATAGATGAAATATTTTTTAGGTATACAAAAAGAAGTATTCAGGCTATAGATTCTTCAGCAGTTACAGCAGGTACATACTCTGCAGATAGCACTACTTGCACAGTAACAATAGCTAATGGGCATAATTTAGAAATAGGACAAAATGTATTTTTAGATTTTTCGACATATAGTTCAGGAACTGTTCCAAAAGATGATACTTTTGAGGTAAAAAACACAACTAACTTTACTTCTACAACATTCGATGTTGACATTCCTTCGTTAAGTGGACCAATTACAGGTAATGTAAATGCATCTCTACCTACCGATTTTTGTTTTTATCTTGTAAGTACTGGAACAGTAACAAATGTAAATCAATTTTTTCCTTTATTTATAGCAAGTATAGATTCTAGTCAGCAATATTACAGTTTAACTCTAAATGAGATACTGCCTCTCATAAATCATCCTACTGTTCAGGCAGGATCTAATTTTGGATCAGGTAATAATGAAATAGCTCCAAAACAAAGAGGTTTGATGTTGAAGAGAGGACAAGCTTTGTATGTAGCTGCGAGTGGAGCCACTGCTTTAACAAATGGATTTTATTGTAATGTACAGGGCGGTTTCTATTAAACATAATGGCATTCGAAATAAGAGATTTTGGTAAATCATCAAATTTCGATTTTAATAAAAAATTTAAAAATTTTGATAATAAACCAAAAGAACCAAGTATTTATCCAAGAGGATCTGATGGCTATGAATTAGAGAGTGAAGTAAAATTTTATAATCAAGATTCTTTGTGGACTAGATGGAGAAGAGGATACGAACTATATGTAATGATGCAGACAATATTAGGATCTACTTCTAAAGAAAGAGATAAACGAGGAGATTACAGATTATTTTTTACATTTCAACAGTTTCCCGGAGTTTTTATTCCTGCAAGAATATTTACTTTTCCCTCTAAAAATAAAGAGTTAGGTGAACATGTTTGTGGAATGAGAGATACAGATGGATTCAGTTTTTATGATTTTGGATTACCAATACTTGCTGTAAGATATTTAGCACCTTCAGTAGATGCAACTTATCAACAAAGTGGAACAACTTTAATTGTAACTAAAACAGATCATGGCTTATTTCCCGGTGACGATGTTTTCTTAGATATTTCTACTGGAAATGCAATAGATGAGACTTTACAAATTGTAAGTAAAACACAGAATACATTTACTGTTACAGCGACTAATTCTCTAACAACTTCGGGTGATGTTACATATCACAATTCAACAGCAATTAATGATACAAGATGGAGATTTGTGAGAGTTCAATTAAGAACTTTACCTACAGAAGTAGCTTTTCTTACTGGTGAAAGAATGGCAGATCGAATAATTGAAAAAGATCCCGGAATTTCTTCTACATATACAAGGTCAGGTTCAGAGGTAATTGTAACTTGTAGTTCAGTACATGGATTATCAACAGGTAATAAAGTGTTTTTAGATGTTAGTACTGGTAATGTTTCTTCTGGAAGATATACAATAGAAGTCACATCAAGTACTGAGTTTAAAGTTACTACAATAACAAGCGGAACCACTTCAGGAAATCTTACTTTAAGTAGATTACTAAGAGGATTTAGGTATGACGATTATGTAGGATATACAGTTACAGGATCTGATGCAAATACTAATGAAATTATTTTTCAAAAGAAAGATAGTTATGGAGCAAAAACTGTAGATACAATTGCTAAAACAACAGTACCAGCTCATAGAGGTTTTGCAGTAGGTAGATTTTTAACAACAGAATTAAGATGGAATTGTTCGTGTCAGGATTTTTCTAGAAGAGACAGTTATGATTTATTTAAAAGATCAAATAATTCAAGATTTCCTGTTACTCCTATAAGAGATACAAAACCCGGAAATGTTTTACAGCCAGATGGAACTCTGAGTGATGAAAGAGACATACCTGGTACTTTTAGAGATTTAGGTTATGTAACTATAAATAATTTTTATGAACTACCAGAATATGAAGATGAAAAAGAAAATTCTTTTCAAAATTTACAATATTATCAGCTTCGTTGGTGTAAACATATTTACGCAGCTATGTGGTCGTTAGTTCATGATGAAGGTAATGAGCCATTAAAATTAGCAGCAAAATATTCTCAATCAGGAGTAAATATAACTGTAAACTTCGAAGAACATAATTTAAATAAAAACGATAAAATCCAATTAAATTTTACAAGTGGAAATGCTATTTCTGGAGAATACACAATAACTGATGTACCTGACCCAAATAGTTTCGTTGTTATTTATCCATTTGATGAAACAACAAGTGGTTATGTAACTGTTGAAAATTTAAAAAAACATGAATATGTAGGAGCATGGTTATTAGAACCTAGTGATAAACCTGTAGGCAAAGGTCTTGAATCGTGGGAAAGAAATTGGAGAAAAGAACAAGAAAAACTTAAAGAATCTGCAGAGATATTTGCTCTATATAATCGTTCAACAAAATGGGAAGGAAATAAAGAAATTATTGGTAACTTTAACAATAAACAAAAAGTAGCTAATTTTGATCCATCTGTTGTAGCTATGACATTAACAGATAGTTTGAAAAGAGATTCACAAGGAGAATTAGATAGATCTGGAAAATCTTTAAATACAACAAATAGAATGATTGCAATGGTAAATAAATTATTTAATAAATCTCCAACTGTTTTAGATGATGTAAAGTTTGGAATTATAAACAAACCTCTTATTGAATTCACTGATATTTTTGAATCAGGATTAATTAATTCAGGTGATTATATAAATGGTGAGTTTGTTGATTCTTCTGAGAACACAAGTAATCTTGATGCAAGTACTTATAATCCAGATACTAATCAGGATACAGTAGTAGATGCAGGATTATATGTAAATGTAGAGAGCTAATTATGGCAGTACAAATTCAAACAAGAAGATCAAGCACAGCTCATGACAGACCTTTCCCTACAAGATTAGGAACTGGTGAGTTAGCTTTAAATAATAATGATGTAAGCCCTGGATTATTTTTCGCTGATAATACAGCCTCACCAAGTACAGGATTAATAAAAGTAGGTCCTGTGCATATTGGTAATACTGCACCAAATAGTTCTGCAACTGGATTCACATCATCAAGCAAGGGTGAGACTTGGCTAGATACAGCAAGCACTCATATTTTTAAAATTTTTGATGGAACGTCATTTCAATCTGTAAAAGCAGTAGCATCAGTATCTTCTGGACAACCTGCTAATCCAGTTGATGGACAATTACATTGGGATACATCTGGTGGTGGTAGTGGGGTATTAAAAATATATCTATCTTCCAGTTCTGCTTGGGTTAATGTCTAATTTGTGTGATTTAACAGATGATCTAAAATTCTATCTAATTTAGTATGTACACCTTGCATTTCTCTTAAAAAATCTTCTTTTAAAACATAATCGTGAATTACACTGTTTTTTAAATCATCTACTTCTCGTTGAATTTTATCAAATTTTCTATCTAATTTTTTATTGAAATTACCCAAAGCCCTTGATATACCAGCAAAAGCTCCAATACTTCCTGAAATAATAGCAGCTATGACTTGAGGTTCCATACTTTTATTATAATGGTAGGCACAGTTTAAAATAGATAATTATATATAATTAACATGGCAACAGGATACGAACCAAATATACAAGGAGCTATCTCTGTATTAAGAGACTTGATGGTAGCTAATAGTGTGAATATGACTCGTGAACCATACGATCCTAATTACAGAGGATTAGTGGATGCAGTTATTGATTTGAAAGAAGGGTTTACAACATTTGCTCCTGCCAAAGTTACTTTTAATGCTATTGCTTTTGAGGATATAACGGAAGGTGATGCTTTATATATGAGAACAAGTGATGGTCAAGTAGGAAAAGCTAGTGCTGCAGACGGAAGTATAGAAAATGCATTTGTAATTGGATTTGCAAACATTTCTGGTTTAGCAAATGAAACTATACAAGTTGTTGTAGCTGGTTTGAAAGAGATTTCAGGTTTAAATGCAGGGGATTTATTCTTTTTATCTCCTACAACAGCTGGTGCAATAACTGTAACTCCTCCTTCATCCGCAGGTCAAGCAGTCGTAAGAATAGGTGAAGCTGCAAGTACAACTCTATTGTCTATTCAAATTGAACCTCCAGTGAAATTAAGCTAATGTCTTATCAACCTTATCCCCCTAATGCTCAAGGTTTTACTGAGTCATTAATAGATTTAAAAACAAATTATCCAGGACAAATAACTAATAAAGTAAACGGATTTGAAGCTGAGGCTTTTGAAAATGTAGTTCAAGGTGATGCTGTTTTTTCAAGAGCTAGTGATGGAAAATTAGGAAAAGCAATAGCAAATGATACCCAAGATAAAGCAAGAGTAGTTGGTTTTGTGGAAACAACTACGTCTGCAGGTAATCTAGTCCGCTGTATTGTAGAAGGTGTTACTCCAATAACAGGATTAGAGTCTGGTAAAAAATATTTTTTATCAGCTAATTCTGCAGGATCAATAACAAAAAATCCTCCAGTAAACTCAGGACATTATGTTACAAGAGTAGGACAAGCTGCTACTACTGCTTCATTAATAGTAAAGACAGAACCACCTGTTGAGTTAAGTTAACAATTTAGTGGGATTAAAATAAATATAAATAAGTTCTTTTGAACGAGAATCTAATCTAGATATAAGATGGCAACTAGAAAATCATTAGTGCTTGTTTCAGGGCTTTTTGAGGAGTTAGATTCATCTTCTGATAAATTAGATTTTGCTGGTAATACAACTGCAGATTTAACTGAAAATACTAATCTTTATTACACTGATGCAAGATCAAGGGCTGCCGTATCTGTAACTGATTCTGGGGGTGATGGTAGTCTTTTATATAACAGTTCAACAGGAGTAATTACATATACAGGACCTTCAGCATCTGAAGTAAGAGCTCATATTAGTGTGGCATCTGGTTCAGGCTTAACTTTTTCTGGTGGTGAGATCGGGACATCTGCTATACCAAATTCCCAATTAGCAAATTCATCTTTGACAGTTGGAAGTACTTCTATTAATTTAGGAGCTACTGCAACAACGATTGCAGGTTTATCTGCTCTTACTTCCACCACTTTGACTGCAACAACTTTAATTTCTGGAGTAGCAGACGCAGCAAACGCTATATCTATAGCTGGGGGAAATATAACTTTTGAAGGGTCAAGTGCTGATACTGACGAAATAATATTAACAGCAGCTGATGCATCAGGTGGAGACAAAACAATTACTCTTCCTAACACAACTGGAACCGTTGCATTAACTAGTGATATTGTCTATCCAGTCACTTTGACAAATTCTGTTACGTTAACAAATAAAACATTAGCTCTCGGCTCTAACACAATATCTGGTACAACCGCAGAATTTAATACTGCATTGACTGACGGTTCGTTTGCTACACTAGCTGGTTCTGAAACTTTAACAAATAAAAGCCTTACTGCTCCAACTTTAACTGGGTCTTCTACTTCTGCTGGTAGCATAATTTTTAAAGAAGATACAGATAATGGAACTAATTCAGCAACATTATTAGGACCTGCTTCCACAGCTGATGTGATAATAACATTACCAGCCGAAACAGGTACTGTGTTAACAACTGCCTCTTCAATTGCTAATAGTAATCTTGCAAATAGCACAATAACTATAGGAAGTTCTTCTGTTGCATTAGGATCTAGTCAAACTACATTTACTGGATTAGCTTCTATTACTTCAACTGCTGTAGTAACAAATGATAGTGGATTTAGAGTTAGAAATAACAGCGACAATACAAAAATAGTTGCACTTGATTGTTCTGGAATTACAGGAAGTACAACAAGGACATTAACAATACCTGATCAGGATGGAACAATTGCTTTAGTTGGGGGTGGATCAACTGAGTTTGCAGATGATGTTTTCAGAGTTACTGACAATGGTGATTCAAGCAAAAAATTAGCTTTTGAATGTTCTGGGATTACAGGTAGTACAACAAGAACCATGACTGTCCCTGACAGTGATGGGACAATAAGTACGGAGAGTTTTGCTACCGCAATAGCAGTAGCGTTAGGATAGTATTATGGCAACTCAAGTTCAATTTAGAAGAGGAACAACAGCTGAGCACAACAATTTTAGAGGTGCTGATGGAGAAGTAACTGTAGATACTTCTATAAAAACTGTTGTAGTACATGACGCAGTAACAGTAGGTGGATTCCCTTTATTAAGACAAGATGCTTCTAATTCTCAATTAGAAAGAGGTTCTTCTACTAATTGTGCTTTAAAATTTGCTGGAGATTTTGACACAGGGATTATAAGTCCGGCTTCTGACGAGTTAGCTTTAGTTACTGGTGGGTCTAGTCGTCTTACAATAGATTCTAATGGAGCTGCGACCTTTACAGGTAATGTCCAAATTAATGGACAATTATCAATTACTGGTAATGTAAACTCTGAGGAAAACTTAGCACTAATTATTGCTTTAGGATAATATGGCAAACACCTTCAAAGTTGATACGAAATCAAGTTGTGTAACTGATGCACATAGCAGCACTAATGCAAATGTTTTAACAGCCGGTAGCTCTGCAACATTAGTTCTTTTGAGTATATTAGTTTCCAATAAAACAGCATCTAGTGCTGATGTAGATGTTTTTTTAGTTACTAATACAGGAGATGATGTATTTCTTTTAAGAAATGCCCCAGTTCCAGCTGGATCTTCTCTTGAATTAATTAGTGGATCAAAAGTTATTATGGAATCTAATGATGTTTTGAGAATAAGAACTGATACTGCAAGCACTCTTGATGTAGCTGTAAGTTACTTAGAACAGACTTAAAATGGGATTATCAGTTAATAATGATCTTGTAACTTTATCAAATAATTTTGAAAGTCTTAAAGCAAAAGTTGAGGCTATCGAAATTATAGTTTATGGTGAAAAAGTTTTAGAACTAGATGATTCTTCTTGGGAAAATATTAGAAAAAAACGAGATTATATTTTAAAATCTACAGACTGGACTGTCACTCCAGGTTGTTCTGTTGATCAGGCTCAGTGGTCTGCTTACCGACAAAACCTTAGAGATATACCTCAAACATATACTGTAATTAATGACGTAGTTTGGCCTACTCAGCCATCTAAATTAGGACCTAATAGTTAGAAAGTCTCCATATTTACTAAGCTTAAAATGATTAAAGAAATTAAGAAGAATTCTGGATTAATCTGCTATGCCATATATTGGAAATAATATTCGTTCTGCTGATGATTACAGATTAATTGATGATGTAAGCAGTAGTTTTAACGGAAGCACTACGAGTTTTCCTTTACAAGTTTCAGGAGTTTCACCTGCACCTTTTCCAAAATCACCACAACAAGTCCTAATATCTGTAAACGGTGTTATTCAGGAACCTGATCCTACTGGAACTGCAGGATTTAATATTGTAGGAAATAATATAGTTTTTAGTTCAGCTCCAGCGAATGGACAAGCATTTTTTGGAATAATATATGCAACAGCTGATTACATAAATGCAGGAGGAACATTTCCTGCTGGTTCGAGTAATCTTCCTTCTATAACTTTTTCTGCAGATACAGATACAGGATTATATAGAAAGGCATCTGGTACTGTTGGATTTGTTTCAGACGGTACTGAGGTAGGAAGTTTTGATAGTAATGGAATAAATAGTAGTGCACTGAATATAACAGGTACTGTCAGCAGTAATGCAATGAGTGTAACAGGCACCGTTACTGCAAATGCTTTTTCAGGAGATGGATCGTCCTTAACGAATTTACCATCATCAGGAGGTACAGTTGGTCCAGGAACTGAAAAGTTATTTGTTGAAGCAGAAAACCAAATGGATGCCAGTTTTGCGACACAACAAAATTTTAATTATGTAGCAGCAAGTCCTATGACTATTGCTTCAGGGGCTGTTCTTACAGTGAGTGCAAACTCTACCATGACGTTTGTCTAACAACTTTCTTATTTAAAAATCATGTCAAAAGTTATTGTTGATGAAATCCAAACTGATACCACGAATGGGAATGTAAGAGTCATTCCTAATGGTACTGGAGCATTAGAGGTAAAAGGTGCTGGTGGTGATGATGCAATGCTTCAATTAAACTGCTCTGCCCAATCACATGGTGTAAAGATAAAATCCCCTGCTCATAGTGCTGGACAATCTTATACAATGATTTTGCCTGATAATAACGTAACAGCAGACAAAGTTTTAAAAGTAAAAAGTATTACAGGTAGTGGAGCAACAGCAATCGGGCAGTTAGAGTTTGGTGATGCTGGGGATCTTTCTGGGTTACTTAAAGAAGGTGTGAAAATAACTGCTGGTAAATTAAGTGATAATTTAAATATTGATTTAGCAGATGGAATGGTTCATTATTTTACAACTCAAGAAACAACTACATCTACACCTAATATTAGATTCAGCAGTTCCGCTACTCTCGACTCTAATATGAGTGTTGGAGAAGCTATATCAGTAACGCTTATCACAACTGCTGCAGCTGCTGCTTATTCTGCACAACTAACAATTGATGGTGCTGCGGTTACAGAGAATTGGGTTGGAGGGTCTGCTCCTTCGGATGGAGGTTCAAGTGGTGTTGATATTCACGCTTACACAATTATTAAAACAGGATCAGCAACTTTTACTGTAATTGCAAATCAAAGTAAAACATCATAATTCAAAATGAAATTTGAGCATTCATTATATCAAAAGCCTTTGTCAATGACTGGGTTTGGTGGTGGTGCTACCTCACTTTCTGTTGCTGGTGCTGCTGGTGGTAATCCATTTGATAACATGAGTAATTTTCCTGGTGCAACTAGAGTTGGTACTACTAATGTAATTTATTACTCTAGTGCTGGAACTACATACTCATTTACAGATCCCAATGGAGGGGCATCAACATTCAGATTTACAGCGGTTGGTGGAGGTGGGTCATCAAATGGAGATGCTGGTGGTTGGTATGGAGTAATTGGCGGTGGCGGTGGCGGTGCTGCTAGAGGAGAAATACAGACTTCTCAAACATTAAATATCAATGTTGGTTATGGTGGGGGTAGTCCAGCTCAGGGAGGTCTTACCGGAACTGCCGGTAATAATTCTACCTATGTCAGTGATAGTGTAACTGGACAGTTTAATAATTATGATCGTGTACGTGGAAGAGGTGGAGTTTCATATGTATCAAATGCAACATCAGGTACTTGGTTAATTTATGGTACAGGCGGAATGCCAGGGCTATATGGATATCCCCCAACTGCTCAGGGAGATTTACAAAGTGCACACTCCACTGGATATGGAGTTCGTAATGGTGGAAGAGGATTTTGGGAGAATGGTGGATATGGAACCATTGCTTCTGGCGGAGGTGTTACTGTAAATAATGGATCTACTGAAGCTGGTGGAACTGGTGGATGTGCTGCTCATAAAGATAGTGGTAGTTTAAGTTATACAAGACATCCTCTTGATTTGTATAATACATACTCAAGTCATGCCAGTTTTATAGCTACTGCTGGTCAAAATACTACATATGCTGGACCAGGAGGAGGGGGTGGTTCAGATTATGAAGAAAGTTATGAAAATGCAAGTCAAGTCAACACTAATGTAGCTGGTGCTGCAGGTGGAACTGCCTCTGGATTAAACACATTATTATCTGGGTCTGGGTTATCAAGTGCAGGTGGTAATGGTGCTAATTCAGGATCAAATGGGACTCAGGCAACTAGAGGTACAGTTGGAGGTGGTAGTGGAGGAAACTCTAGACACAATGCTAATAGTACTTGGGATGATAATTTTGTTGAAGGAAATGGAATCATAATTGTAGAATATCTTGGATAAAATTAGACAATTTAAACTAGATATTATAAGAAAATTATTTTTTTAGATATGTCAACAATAAAGGTAGATGATATACAATCTAGGCAAAGTACAGATGATGCAATATCACTTGCGTCTGATTCTTCTGTTTCTCTAAAACACTCAGCATCCGCTAAATTAACTACGACAGCTACAGGCGTAAGTATTACTGGAGCGTGTTCTGCAACATCAGTTACAGCTACATCAGTTGAAGATTCAAAAGGAAATTTACGTTCTATTCCAAATAGAAATGAATCCTCAGCTTATACACTTGTAGCTGCTGATGCTGGTAAATGTATAACAGCTGATGATGGTGTGACTGTACCAGCCAACGTGTTTGCTGCTGGCGATTTAGTAACAATTATCAATAATGCAGGTTCAGACAAAACAATAACCCAAGGATCAGGATTAACAATGAGAGATACAGGTAATGATGGTGCTACTGGAAACGTATCTGTAAAAACATATTCAATGTCTACACTTCTTTTTATAAGTACAACTCTTTGTTATTTTTCAACCACTAATAAAGCATAAAATTTTAAGTTATGCCGAGTTCACAAATTTTATTAGCAACAACTAAATCTTCAGGCGTTGATCCAGTTGTTCCCTTTAACCTTACATTAAATGGACTATATACTTCAAACCCTAGGCTTGGAGACACTACTTCAGAGCAAAGTACTTGGTGGGGCACTCAAACTTATGATGCTGTTTTTGCTTCGAACATTGGACAGCAATCATATCAGGGATTTTATGCATTTACAGCAGGAAAAAATGCTACATTGACCGCAACTTTGGGAGGTGCATCAGGGTGGGCTTATACTAGAGGTAGATCAATAACTGCAACTTTTTCTATATCTGTAGGTGATCGAATTGTATTTTTTGCTGGCAAGTCTGGTAACACTGGAACAAACGCTAATCAAGGAGGAGCTGGAGGAGCAAGTTGTTTAATGAAATATGGTAGTTCACTTTCTAGTGATGCCGATTATGTAAATGGTTTTGTTCCTTTAATAATTGCAGCAGGAGGTGGAGGTGGAGATGTAGCTAATGGTTCACAAGCTAACGAATTAGCTTCCGCTGCACCACCATTATCAACTACGACAAGTAACACTGCTACTCAAATTATGGCTGTAAGAAACAATTTTTATCCAAGTGCAAATTTAGTTGCTAAACAGGGCGGTGCTGGAAGAGATGATAATGCTGGTGGGGGGTATATGGCACATACTGGAGGTAATGGCTGGGCAGGTCCATCTAGACATCACTTGACAGGAAATGCCACTGACATAAATCTTTCTGGCATAAGTTACCCAGCTGTAGGTATAGCTTATGGTGCAAAGGGAAATATTAAATTAGATGCTACTAGTGGCGATGGTGGTTTTGGTGGTGGTGGATCAGATTATGGGAACAATAGTTATGGTTCTGGTGGTGGAGGATATTATGGTGGCAATGAAAGTGTAGGAGCTAATAGTATACTAAACAATGCTTACACTGCGTATACTTATTATGATGCTGCTGGTAATCAACACCAAACAGAAGGCGACATGAGACATGGTTCTTTATCTTTTGTACATAGTAGTGGAAGTAGTGTAACTGACAATGGACTCTATGGTGCTGGTTCTAATTATGGTGTCTCTACACTCTCTGGGCAACAACAAGGTAGAGTTTATTTATCATTTACATAGATATAAAATTAGCTATTTTAAACTAGATATAATACAAGTTAATTAGTATTTATATGTCAACAGTAAAAGTCGAAGAAATACAACATCCATCTAACTCTAATAATGCAGTATCTATTGCATCAGATTCAAGTGTTAGTCTTAAACATAGTGGATCTGCAAAGTTGGCAACTACATCAACAGGTGTAAGTATTACTGGAACATGTACTGCAACATCATTTAGTGGAGATGGTTCGGCATTGTCCCCTGCTCCAGCAGATGCAACAAAAATGCCATTAGCAGGCGGTACGTTTACAGGTTCAGTTACTTTTGAAGATGCTATAAATGAAACCGTATATGCTATCACTGATGCTGCATCTGTAGCCCTAGATCCTGATAATGGAATGGTGCAGACATGGACATTAGGAGCAAATAGAACTGCAACTGATAGTTTAACTACAGGTCAATCTATGCTTCTTATAGTCACTGCAACTGCATCTGCCTATACTTTGACTTGGCCTACTATGAAGTGGAACGGTGGGTCTGCTCCTACACTTGGCGGTGCTAACGCTACAGCAATAGAATTATTTAAAGTAGGTAGTCAATTATATGGAGCTTCAGTTGGAGATCTTTCATGACATTATCGCACCAACTTCGTGCTGCTGCTGGTAATAGTGGAGGAGGAGCTGCAACTCCTGTATTTCACTATGATTTCGGTGATACTTCTTCTTGGGATGGAAGTAGTACCACAATAAACGATTTATCTGGTAATGGAAATAATACTTCTTTTAGTAATACAAATGGTCTATCGAGAAGTCCTATTGGTTCTGCTTTTACCCTTTTATCAAGTACTGATTATTGTGTTAATAGAGGTACTTATACCACGCCCTCTGGTGTTGGAAACAGTGTAGGAACAGGAGATTACGCAATTCAATTTGTGTGGAATGTTTATCTACGCCCTCATGGAGCTAATTATTATTATTCCACTCAACAAATGCGTCTTTTGAACAATAGTAGTGGAAGTCCTGGATTTAGTTGGCTTGAAGGTGGTCTACTGTGGATTACTGGTGTATCTGGTAATTCCTATACTCCTGCATTCCCTACTGCTCACAATGCAGCTAGTAATGCTTCTCCTGCACATACAGTAAATGCACCTTATCCTTCAACACCAGCGACATATACTTCAGGGTCACCACATAGAAATTCATCTCCTTATTATGGTTATTTTGGTTGGGAACATGTAATTATCACAAGAAGATCAGGAACTTTATATGTTTATAAAAATGGCACTCAAACCGCAAGTTATGTTAATAATGATAATTATACTACTTTTGGAGGGGCTACGGTTTTAGGTACTGGTGGGTTTACTGCTGCTAATTATTGTGGATATAACAATTGGTTTTTAGGAGGATTAGCAATACACAAATTCTTTGATGTAGGATTAACTGATGCACAAGTAACGGCTATTTTCGATTCAGAAAAATCTCGTTTCAGTTTATAACAGTTAAAATATTATTATGGAATACGCAATCATTGAAAATACAGCTGGTGGTACACCTACTGTAAAAAGCACTGGAAGTATTCAAGAGTTATTTCCTAATACAAGTTTCACCGCCTCTGGGCCTAATGCAAATTTTTTAGCAGAAAATAGTGTTGTTGAATTTGTAAAAACTCTAAGTTATACTTCACCGACACAAAAATTGGTTCCAGTAGAACCTTATATAGATAGTAGTAAAGTTTACAATGTCAAAGTAGAATCTACTACTACAGATGAACAAGCTGCTCTTACTAACACCCAATGGCAACTTGTAAGAACAGAAAGAAATGTTTTATTAGAACGAACAGATTGGAGAGCTGGTAGTGATTTAACTATTTCGGACGAATGGAAGACCTATCGCCAAGCTCTTAGAGATGTTCCTACACAATCTGATCCATTCAACATTACTTGGCCTACAGAACCAGTGGCATAAAATTAGCCATTTTAAACTAGATATAAAGTAATAGAAAATTTAGATGGCATACATAGGGACAGAACCTAATTTCCTAAATCAGAATAGGGAGGTTGATGATATAAGCGGTAGTTTTAACGGAAGTACTACGACTTTTAACTTACAAGTTTCTGGTCAGAATGTAAATCCAGAAAGTGTAAATAATATTTTAGTTTCTGTTGGTGGTGTATTACAAAATCCAGGAACGGATTATACGATTAATGCAGCCACTATAGTTTTTGCAACAGCTCCAGCTAGTGGATTAGATTTTTGGGGATTGATATTAGGTGAATTAGTCAATATTGGATCTGTATCTGATGGAACAATAACAACGTCAAAAATTCTTGATGATGCTGTGACTGCTGGTAAATTAGCAGACACGTCAGTTACTGCTGGTAGTTATACAAATGCAAGTATTACAGTTGATGCACAGGGAAGACTCACAGCAGCCTCTTCTGGCTCTGGAGGAGGAATAACTGTACAAGATGAAGGTAGTGCGTTATCTACAGCTGCAACTACTCTAGATTTTGTTGGTGCTGGTGTCACTGCATCTGGTACTGGTGCGTCTAAAACAATTACAATTCCAGGTGGAGGAATTTCAGGTATCGATGTACAGGATGAAGGTAGTGCGTTATCTACAGCTGCGACTACTCTAGATTTTGTTGGTGCTGGTGTCACTGCTTCTGGTACTGGAGCTTCTAAAACAATTACTGTACCGGGCGGTGGTGGTGGTATGGAATTGATAAGTGCAACAGAAGTGACAAACAGTGCTACTACAGTAGATTTAACGGGGTTTTCAACTAATACTATGTATCAAATAGTTGGGATGTTAGATATGAATTATGGTGGGCTAACAAGTACTACTGGAAATGCTTCATATTCCACAACATTATATATGCAAGGTTATATAGGTAGTAGTCGGCAAACTGGTTCAGTCCATGCCATGAAATATTCCTACGGTAATAGTACTTGGGCTAATTCAAGCGAATCTTCTTGGAAATGGTATGCCGATAGTAATTATAGGTACATGATTTTTTATCTTGATTTTTCTACATACTCACCTTCTGGTTTACATGGACGTGGTTATTACATAGGTCAAAACAGATCTCCTAACAATTTGGCTACTGGTACTATGTATACTAGTATTAGTGAAACAGAAGTTTGGTTTCAGTATATGCCATCAGTATTTACTTCTAACCTTTCAGGATTAAGGTTTTTCAACAGTCAAGGATCTTCGTTCCAAAATAGTAAATTCTTACTTTACAAATACAAGGAGAGTTAAATGAACAAGTATGTAAACGGTGTATTAGTTGAAATGACTGATGCAGAAATCGCAGAATTTAATGCGAGTCTACCAACAGATGCTGAACGTCTTGCAGAATCATGGCTACAGGTAAGAAACTATAGAAATCGTTTATTGTTAGAGACAGATTGGGTAGCAGCAAGAGCATCTGAAACAGGAGTTGCTGTAAGTGACGATTGGAAAACCTATCGCCAAGCTCTTAGAGATGTCCCAACACAATCCGATCCAAATAATATTACATGGCCTACAAAGCCTAGTTAAAACGAGATAGTTATTAGCAACTTGCAGTAATTAGATCAATTTAGTAAAATTTAAATAAATACTAAAAAAATGCAGAAAATTTTTAATGCAATAGCTGTTGCTTCAGGAGTACTCTCTTTAACAGTTGTAGGTAGTGGTTTGTTTGTTTACATCAATAAAGATGCAATAATAAACACTATAAAAGAAAAAGCTATGGAATCAATTACAGGTAATCTAGGGGGTGCTTTAGGAGACTCTCTTCCTATACCTGATGTTACTGGTCCAGTAGTACCTAAACTTCCTTCAACTAATTTTTAAAATTGTCTGATATTCCAGAAATTTTAATAAATACTGTAGTTATTCCTAAACTTGATAATTATTATTTTTCTACTGTACAATCATTACCGCAGAGTCCTCCAGTAACTTTACAGATTGGTAATCCAATCATAGATTTGCCAGGCTGTGTTAAATTTAATGATTTAAACAAAAAATCAAAAAATTTAGTAGATGAGGATGAGAGAGGTAATGTAGTTTTATGTGATGCTGGATCTCCTACTTATGAAGCAATAGATTACCAGCCAGAAGAATTAATTTATGTTGAAGATGCTGTAGTTCCTAATGTACGAACTGCACCAAGAAAAGAACAAGAACAAGAAGAAGAAAAAAATAATGAAAGTGAATTAGGAACCCCTGATCCAAAATTAGATAATGTACCAAAAGATAATCAGAAAGAATGCCCAGCTCCAAATCAACCAAGAGTTGGAGATTTAACACGTAGTGGAGATGAGATAGTTGTAGGTCATGAATTACAAGGAAATATTTGTGTAATTTTGTATGAACCAAGTTCTAGTCTTGAAAAACTACTTCCAAATACATCACAAGTAAGCACTACAGCTGCAATCGCAGTCGTAGCAACGGCTTCGGCAGCTGCAACACCTATCTTATTAAAATTAATAAAGCCCTTAATAAAGCAACTTATAAAGAGAATTAAAGGTTTATTAGGAAAAAAAGATAGAGAAAAATTTAAAGGATTGCAAAGAAAAAAGAAACTTATTTCGGAATCGAATGAAGATGATTAGGAACAACACCATGAGGATTTGCAACTACAATATCGGCACAGATTTGAGCTGAAGGGCTAGTTTTTGCAAACGTCACTCCCAACCGTTTTTGCTCGGCACAGTGCTTCAATCTTGCCATCTCAAAGTCTAATCTTTTATTAGCTAATATTTGTTTATTTATTTGATTCTGACTGCTGGAAGCACGTAGACAATTTTCATTGTGTCTTTTATCAAGAGGTATAGTTATATTCATACTGATACCCCATCCAATATTGTGATTTGTTTTTTGACCTGTTCTTACAGGTTTTTGATAAAGAACAGCCCCAGGATTGTCTAATATGCCATCATTATCGACATCTGAATTGTCGTACACATTATCAAGCCATTCAGATTCGTAAGGTTCTTTCCATGAATCCTGCAATGTAGCAAATGGAGTAATTGAAAGAGTAGATCCTTGACAGGAAACCCCACCTCCGTAAGTATTAGTTAGGTACGGTCCCGATAGATTTTGTACCGCCAAATTTGAGACTGACCCCGAAGAATTCGCAATCGGGTTTGCAGTAGCTGAAACCCCTCCCACCTCGTTTGCATATATAGGAGTACTAAATATATTTAAAGCTAAAAGTAAATATTTTACTGACTGAAGGTTGAAGTTGTATCTGTTACAGATTTTATGTCGGTAGTCCTCTGGATTATGGTCTGTGACTTCAACCCTGGCTGGCTCAGTGTAGTTGTCATCTGCCAAGGTTTTGTCTCGTCTATGATCGAGAAGTTTGGCATATTTGAGGAATCTAAATTTGTCCACGTTGAATTAACTCCATTTAGCGTTTGAGTAACACTTTTGGCTGGAGGAACCAAACTACTACTATCTGTCTTTATATTATTGCCAGTTACGGTATATTGCCAGCCTGTTTGATAATCAATTACATTTATTGTCTCAGTCACTTTTGAAGTAGTCTCAGTATGAGACTGGAGTACACCTGTATTAAAGTTTGGAACTACTGGTACTGCCTTCGCAGTCGTGCTCATCAGACTTAGAAAGATTACAGGTATTATTTTTCTCATCTGTCTCATCATCTTCTTTTTCTTTTATTGCAAAGGCATGATCCTTTAGTCTCATTTTATTGAAATTTCGCTTACAAATTGACCTGTCGCAACTGTACCTGCTCCTCCGGCTGTTAGAGCTATTGTTGAAGATGAATCAATTGTACCTGCTAATGTTCCTGCAACCCCTGCTGCAGTTGAAGTTTGATCGGAATAAGCAACCACGGCACCTGTACTTGGAGCACTTGTGGATATAGCATCTGCTTGTGTAAATGATTGAGTGAAACTCCAAGATTCACCTGCTGTGGCCTGTACTGCTGAAAGTGTAGGTATTGAACCAACTCCTGAAGCTATTGTCAATGAGCCAATTGAGTTAGTAGCTGAACCACCTTCAGGTGTATACTGAGTAGTTACGTTGTTTCCAGAAACACTATAACTATTTCCGATTCGGGATACTTGAGTGGCAGCAGCATTTACTTGTAGCTGTACACTGCTAGATAATTTATGAGTGATATCTGCTCTGGCTGCTGGGGCAAATATCAATATCAACAAAGGGAATAATTTCCGCATTTTTAGTACCTTTTAATTACTATACATAAGTTTACATGAAGGTAGACTTAGTATGTATTGAGATTATAAAATGACTGAAAATTCAAAAGAGTCTCCTAAGACACAAGAGAAAAAAAATGTTTTCTCAAAAATCAAAGAAAGCATTGATGACAAAGAAGAGCAACTTGCTATTGTAGGTGGTTTTGTTCGGTTAGGAGTTTTAGTTTGGAGTGGTTTTATTTTGACTCTTAACTATATAACAATTCCAGGATGGGAACAAAACAAGATCGATCCAACTTTTATCGCAAGTGTTTTTACAGGAACCCTAAGTACTTGGGGCGTTGCTACAGCTAAGAAAAGAGGCGATGGAACTATGAAGATGGATAAAAATAATGCTGCAAATGGTGTTTCAAGTTTAAGTAAAGTTGACCTTGAAAAGTTAATAGAGAAAGCATCTCAAACTGCTCCTACTCAGATCTTGCGTATCGAACAGGCTCCGATTAAAATAGTGACAGAGACTAGTCCTAAGAAAAATGTATAGCAGACCAAGTAAAAATTGGGGAATAATAGCTTTAGTATCTATCTTAGGGGTATCTAATATTTCTCTGATGAGTACTTTAGTTACTAATAAATTTAAAAGTCCATATCCTAATGTTAATTTTCCAGTAGGTCCGTATACTTCTTACAGTATTGTTGCATCTGAAGAAGGATATAGTATCAGATATAAAGCAAACGATCCAAAAGTTTTAAACCGAGTTAAGTTACTTACTGAGCCAAAAGGATTATTTGGTAATAAAGAGTCAAAATTAAGTTTGAGAGAAACTTATACAATGCAACGTGAATTAGGTAAAGATGGAGTAGAGGGAACCGTAATGACTGAGAAAGACATTGCTTGCATAAAAGTAGAAGGTAGTGGAAACGCTACAGGAAAAGTCGTAGGAGCCTCTGTAGGAGTTAAAGCTGCACCTGCATTTAGTAACATACCAATCGTTGGATGGCTTGCTGCAGGCTTTGTAACTATGTTTGCACAGGACAAAGGATCAGAGATAGGTGGACAGATAGCAAGAGACTACAATGATTGTTAATAGATAATTCTAGGGTTATACTCAAAGTAGTTACATACTAAAAATGTCTTGCGGAGTATCATTAGAAAATCTTAAAAATTTTGATAAGCAAATAGATGAGCAGGCTTCGACATTATCAAAACAAATACAGCAATTAGAATCTCAACTTATAACAGCTAAAAATTCTTATTTAAAAGTTTTAGGTGCTAAAGAAATTATAGAAATACAGATTAAAGAAGCAGAATCTGTTGAGAGCACTCCAGTATTAGTTCCAGAGGCAAGTGGTGATTAAGATGTTAAAGGAGATGAATAGAGACAGATATAAAGCCTTACAATTACTAGCAGATCATTTACGCACTCCGTCAAAAGATTTATCTCTTAATGCAATTTTTAATGATGTAAAGGATGAAGATCTTAAATGGGTGACAGAAAAAATTCATTATTATTTATTAAGACTTCTTGAAGAAGCAGACTATGAAAAAGAAGAGGATGTAGAGCTAGTTTCATTATTGGATTAACCACTACATTTGTGTAAGTTTATGCAGCATAAAGTTTCTACAAGGTTGCAAGGTACATGTGATTCACTGCGAGCAAGATTTACTAGCAAATTTAATTGAACTCTCTCCAAAAAATGCTCGCCATAAATTTCGACAATGTATATTTCAATCTTGGGATTGGAAATGTGCTTATTGTGATAAAGAATTAAACAAAGATACTGCGACGATTGACCATATACTTCCAAAATTCAAAGGTGGACATAATGTTAAAACTAATATGATTTGTTCCTGTTCTAAATGTAATAGATTAAAAGGATCAAATCTTTTAGAAGATTGGTACAATCCTGAATTTAAATTTTTTCAAAAGGAGAGACTTGATAAGATAAAACAGTGGATGGATCAAAACAGCTCTATTAAAATCCTACCCTCAGATAAAGCAACACCTTATATAACAAATGACTTCTACATCGGATGGGTCGCTTCCTGAAGACCAAGCAAAAGCATTTGCAAGACAATATGCTGAAGAATTACAAGCAGAAAAAATTTCTAAGAATAATGAATTAGTGAATAGCAGAATTCAAGAAGCAGGAGATGACGCTTTATATGGCATGCGTGGTATGGATCTAGTATCTAAAGTGAGAGCAGGAGAAGTCAATTTTATTTAGTAATAAAATCAATAGCATCTAAGAGTTAGAATTATTTATATAAGTATTAAGAAAAAGACTGATGTCTAAAAGGGCAAAAGCTAAAAAACTTTCAAAAGAGCACTTGAAATGTAATAAGCCTAAAAAGACTCCCAGTCATAAAACAAAGTCTCATGTTGTAAAAGCATGTGAAGATGGCAAGGAAAAATTAATAAGATTTGGTCAACAAGGAGTAAAAGGTGCTGGTAAAAATCCAAAAACCGCTAAAGAAAAAGCTAGAAAAAAATCATATTATGCGAGACATGATGCTCAAGACAAAAATCCTGACAAAATGTCAGCTAGATACTGGTCACATAAAGTAAAGTGGTAAAATAAAATTAAATACAAAAAGTACCTATGGAAGTGATTGCTATCAGTTTTGTTATTTTATTTGGCGGAACATATGGAGTGGGAACACTTTTATTAGGACGAACAAGTTCTGATAAATATAATTAATTGCTCATTAATTCACTGTTGGTAATATATGTATAAAGGTTTTTATTTATATGGATCTTAACCTTCCAACAAATGTTGAATTTTCTATTCATGCTGCATCTTTAGCAATACAATCTTTAGATAGAGTAGAATTAGAAGAGGCATTCATTGAGCTTTTACATCAGAAAGCATTAGATCGTCAGATGTTTTACGGCATCATGAAGGATCATGGCATTGATGCCAACATTCAATTCCAGCTCTCTACTGAAGGGCAAATTTCTTAAGAAACATGGCTACAAGAACAATTGAGGCAACTCTAGACAAATTCAGTGTTGATGCTGGATCAGAAATTACATATCTTGGACCTACAGCAGCAGGTAATAAAGGCGATGCAGTAAGGGGATTTAGAGTCAATCCTGGAGGTACAGGAGACATTAAGGTAACTCTTGATAGATCTGAAGGTGTAAATACAATGCAAATTTTTCAAGAGGATGCATTTGCAACAGGAGATGCACCTACTGGTTATTATAAATTCTTTGATATAGCTAAAGCAGGTAAAGGTAAGGGAGCTGTTGGTGTTACAGTTACTAACGCAGCTAAAAACTATGTTGTACTTTTAGAATTAGATGGTTATTCTGAAGTAAGCTATAACGGATCTGTTGTCGTCCCATAAATATTTATTATTTACAGAAAAAGGCTATAAATTAACAAAAAAATATACTGTTCCTAGAACTTATTTAGGAATGGGTAGATATGCAGCGTATAAAGATTTTGGTGAAAGTATTTGGAGGATAGGCTATGGAAGTGAAACTATTGATGATCATTATTTAGATGCTAATGATAAAGCTATTCAAGAAGATATAGATAAACAATTCTATGAGGATTTAAAAAGTTTCTCAAGCGAAGCCGAAAAATATGTTTTTGTAAATTTAAACATAAATAAAAGAGCTGCTTTACTTAGTTTTGCTCATAGTATTGGTATAAATTCATTTAAATCTAGTAGATTACTTGATTTAATAAATAGTTATGCAACTAAAAATAAGATAATAAAAGAGTGGAGTCCCTATATAAACCATATATGGATGTCAGGAGGGGATCTAATGACCGATAGAAGGCGTACAGAGCTTGATATGTACTTTGCACCAGATAAAGAGATACCAACCTTCTATCGTCATAAATGCCACACTAAGGTTTGTTTGTTAAATATTGCCGAAACTTATAACGGATCTGCTACACAGATAAAGGGAATTGAGTATTTAGAAAAGAAACTTAAAGAACTTGATCCGTCTGGAGAGGTTCTTCGGAAGTTTTTTCGATATTGGAACAGTACTCCAAGTGGTCTAGGATCTCCTTTGCGTCGTAAGGTCGATCCTTAAGCCAATCAAGACAATCCATGATTAAAAGCTCTCTTGAGTAATTTTTTTCGAATTCGTCCCATTTTATTACTGGATCAGGTATAGAAGGTGATTTGACCTGACTTAAATCCTTTTCCATAGATTGAACTTGCTGATTCGAGTATTTCATTGTTTTTATCTTTAGCCATACTTATTTTTAACAGTACTAAATATCCAATCAAGTCATTTATAACATCTTCATCGGTTGCTAATAAACCTGCTCCCTTCATAATTCTGTTTAATTTATCATCAATACGTACTAATAGTTGCTCTGAAGCTGAAGCTTTACTAAAAACTCGACATGGTTTTAAAGCAGAATCACCATATTTTCTATTTTTGTCAATTAAAAGATCTTTTATATCATCACAAATGCCGCTAATTTTTAATTCAGTTTCATTCATAGTCATGTGTAGCTCCAATACAATAGATGTATGAAACCTCAGTCTACTTCAAGTTACGACGTTGACAATCGTTACAGATTTTATAAGTCGTTAAATTCAAGAGAAGATATTTCTCCTGAAAGGAGAGGGGTCAGACCTGGTGTTGATAATAATAGCTCTCAAAATTTTTTGAGATCTTATATAGCACAATTAAGGGACATGAATTTTCCTCGGCAAATGATTGATTAGCAGATTACTTTGCCAATATGAGAAAATATATTTTTAAATCTTTCTGTTTGATTAAAACCTAAATCTATTTTAGGCAAATAAATAAAATATCCCCAACTTATAGGTGATTCTAAACATTCGTATTTTTTACCATGTATTAAATTAGCTCGATTAGTAGGAACACAAACTGGGAAATCCCACATTTCTGGACACGTTCTTATCATTTCAGAATATGTAGTAAAAAACAAAGCTTCTGATATATTTCTTAATTTCCATTCTTTTAATAATCTTCTAAACCATATTACAGATGGAGCTTTTGCTCCTTGACCTGCAGATAAACTCCATCTCCACGTACCTCTTTTTTTCGCAAAAGAACATCTTCCGAAGGTAGGAGGGAATAAATAAGTTTTACCAGTCCAAGGCTCCTCAATATTTAAACCATCTATCTCATATGTATATATTTTTTTTGCTCTTAAAAATTGATTATTTGCATCATATGTAGAGCAAGGATCTAAGTCTATAGTTCTTAATAAGGCATCTATATAAGGTAAATATTCACAAGGTGTTAACCAATCATGAGTTATGTGGTCTACTTGTGCTAATGATCTTCTACTAGCACCCCATGATCCTTTAGTCACATTTGTTTGAAGCTTGCACCTTCACTATCAATTTTGTAGTGAACCAGAGACATCTCTTTATCATCTTGAATAATAAATAAAGCTTCTTTATCAGGATCTAATTTTTCTGCTCGAACTATTGCCTGTTTCATTACATCTGCAGCACCTTCTAAATCATTTTTATTAAGGTCATCTATAGCATTAATAAGGTTATTAACCGTTAAATAAAACATAGATTTCTTCTCATCTTCATGAGTTGGAACATATACCATCGCCCCTGGACCATCATTATGATAAAACTTGTAATAGAATTCACACATATCAGCACATACTCGTTCAATAGTAAGTTGATAAAGTTTTTTTTCATCTTCACCTAATGCAGTTCCAATTAATTTTTTCAATAACCGATTTCTTCTGCTAGTCATTTAGTTTCCCCAACTGTTACATTGTTATCATTTTTTTTATCTTTGTCAATTTTTATAAGATCTTTGAGCCCTGATTTTTTAAGTGTCTCCAATAATTTTGGTAGTGGTCTATAAAGAACAACAGCCTTTTGCATATTTCCAATTTTTTTTATTAATTTGCCGTTTTTATCTCTTAATTTTGTAAGTTCTCCCTGTCTAATTAAATATTCTGCAACACATCTATATCTTCTTTTTTCAGCTAAATTTATCTCTGGATACCTATCGCAGATTGTACTAGTTTTCATATCACTGAAAGTAAGTCTTATCTGATCAGCCAGTGATAATCCAAGTATTAAGTCTTTTGTGCTTGTTTCATAGCTTGAAACTAATTCTAAATACCTTCTAAGATCTTGATTATTAAAACTACCAGATGGAGGTATAAATATTTCTACTTGTTCAATAAGTGATTTACACAATTTTTTTCTATAATTTCTAGTTGTGACTGAATTTATATCTAAATCAACAAATCTGTAACTCTGATAGAGATTGTCAGGATCTTTATGTGGTGCATAATTTGTTGTATCTAAGATATCTACCCAGTCCTCTAATTGTTGTGCTTCCATTCGAGGACACTATCTATTCAAATACTAGCCTACTTTTTAAGATGATTCCATTGTTGTCTATGACTAATTAGTAAAGCCCAAATATAGTAATGTTTTATGCTTATAAAATGGTCTTTAAGTTTTACATGTTCATACCAGTCTTCACCATATAATTCAGTCAATCTTTTTTTACATTTTTCTAATGAACCACTATAGTTTGTTGATTCCCAACATGATTTAGCTAATAACATTTCTTGGATTGTACATAGACCTTGTAGTTCAAGAGTAGACAGACTATGTAAAAGTTGGCTAATATCGGAGAGATATGGATATTGTTCATCATGCGTCGCCCTATTACTTACGCTGAGTTGATTTTGATTTTGTTCCTTCTCCCTATTGGGTATATCGGAGTTAATCATTTGTATGAGTTTGTTTCAGATAGAATCACTATAGAAGTTAAATTTAAAGAACCATAATGTCAAGTTTTTTTGGAGGGGGATCATCACCACAAATTATGATTCCTGATCAGCAAAAATCAAAAGCATTTCAGACTATAATACCGCAACAGACTTTTCAAAATGCAGCGGAATACATGGGAAGATTGGATGATGAATACAATAGAACACTTGATAGACAATATGATCAAGTAGGAACTTCTGCCGAAATGGGAGCTAGAGCAAAAGGAAGACAGCTGCAAGGCCGTTCATCTTATCTATCATCATTACCATATACTGCTGGACAAGATGTAAGAGATGTAGCAGAAACAAGAGAAGGTGATGCAAAACTTGCTTATAAAGATGCTTTAGACAGAGCTAAAACGTCTGAGCGTAAATACGCACCTGTAACTAAATCAGGATTTGATAGCAGGCAATATTTAGAAAATTATCGAGATCTAAGAGATGCTTTTGGTAATGATTTAGAAAAAGCTAAACAACATTATATAGACTTTGGAAAGGATGAAGGCAGAACTGATGAAGATATTCATGGATTAAATAAAGGAGTACCAGGCTTTGCTAGATCTACTGAATCTTCATTTCTCCCAAGAGAAGCAAATGTAACTAATGCAACTAATGCAACTAATGCAACTCAGTCCAACATTGATGAAACTCAGTCCAAGCAAATAGAAGATTTATATAAAAAATATCAACCTAAGACCGCCTATAGTTATATGAATAAAGAAAACTAATAGAAGTTAATTTTTTTATAGAATGACTTTACCAAAATTCACGGAATCTTTTATATTGTCAGTAATTTGACCAAAATTAATTTGTTCTTCAACAGTTTCTACTGTAAATCTCCAATCTGTCACTGATACATTCAATCCAATAGAGTAAGTCGTTTCTAAATATCTAATATCATTTGTGATTACGAATAAATATTTACCTTTTTGTAATAATGAAGATGGATAATCATTTAATAAAATCCCAGTGTCATCATCTTCATAATCTATTGCTGAATCACGAAACACATATCCATCATTATTTATAGGTAATTCTTGTCTATGCCCATTTTCATCAATTTCATAAAAGGCTAATAAAGTATTTCTATTAGTTTGATTTTCATATGAAGTAGCAGAAAATTCTTGAGTAAATTGAATTGATCTGGGCAAAGATAAATTTATTTCATAAAATGTGCTTTGTTTTCTTGATAAACCACCATGAGTATTAGTTATAACTTTTGTTTTAAATGTTTCTGTGAAATCTCCAAGATCTATTGGGTTATTTAAATTATCTCCTTGTTCTGCAGGTCTAGGATCAGAACCAAAATAAGAAGTAGGTCCGTATGCAGTAGGTCCTGCTCCACCTGTGGGGTAAGCTTCAACAGTACCTAAATTAAAAAACCCTAAATTAGTTGGGATAGTAGTAAGAAATCTTGCCACTTTAAGTTTGTTTATTCCTATCTCTATGATACTGCAGAATATTTTCGTGATGAAGTTTAATGTCTTTAATAGATTTACATTCAGGTATTTCTTTTACACCTTTAATCATCAAATGCTTAGGATTACAGCAAAATGCTGTGCATTCTGGTTTATTAAAAATACGATATTTACCTGTATATCCACGACTTAGCCAAAAAGCAATACGTGGAGCAGATTGTGTTTTACCTGAGTGAAAAGGAGAGGGAAAATATGCAGTAGATTCTGTCCCATTTTTTCTAGTAGCTCCTTGCCATACCCAACAATCATCTTCTTCTTTAATATCTACTTGTTCCCAAAACCTCTTTACTTGCCAATACCATTTCATTTCGAATTCTCTAACATCTACTGTGCATCTAGCTTTTTTTATTTCTTCCATACAATCAAGGCACTCTCCCATTAATCCAAAGTTACCTTTATGTTTGTTAGTTCCTTGTATATGCCAAGGACATTCGTAGTGTTGAGTTTCTGTCACGACTCCTCTAAAATTTTTTGCTTCATTTGGATGAGCTCTCATTAAATTTACACAAGTGTCTGAGAGATTTGACCAAATCTTTTCCTCATTATATTGATCTTCTTTATCTTCGACATTCTCATATGTCTCTCCAGAACAAATTCTTCTTACTGAATGATATGGTAAACGATAATGTTTAGATAATTTTCTACTACTTACACCACTTTGATTTTCGTTTCTCAACTTAGTTATTAAGTCAATATTTATAGATTTTTCACTAACTTTTGCATTTTCATAAGCTACATCTTTTCTTGTTCCCCAATAGTAATGAGAAGGGTTAAGACAAAATTGAGATTCACATTCACTTCTTTTTACAATTATTGGTTCTTCTTCCGAATAATTTCTTCCTGTCATATTTAATATTAGAGGTCTAGCATCATGTCCTTTATACATAAGTTTTGTTTTTTTACTTGTAGTAAAACCTTTAAATCCAGCATTATTCATCTTCGTCAGACACCAACAAGATTCTTTACCAAAGTGTTCTAAAGCTGTTTGAAAAGCTCGTACAAATAATATTTGATCATATGCAGTCAGATTCTTATATAAGAATGCATCACTATTCTTCATGCAAAGTAGGGGGTAGGTGTACTCGTAAGCATACATCCCTTTAATAGCAATGGCAATCGTTGAACACCCAAATACCAAAAAATTTTCTCTATTTATATTACTTTTATAGAGGATGAGGTTAGGTATATGACTGTTTTACTTTATATACACTCACTTACCTAACCACCGCATACATGAAGATAAGTAAAATGCTATTATTTTTTAGGAACTTGGGTGTTCATAGTAAACCTCAGTCATACAAATCTATTTGAAACGCAAAGTACAAATATTTGCACTAACCCTACCACTATTTTTTGATAAAAAATGCGGAAAAAGTTTTTTAAGGTTTTGGGTTAGGTAGATGACTGTTTAAAAAAGGTATACACTCATGTATCTAGTCTCAAAGTCTTGTCGATGATATTATTTAAATAACAACTTTTGTAAATATAAATGCCAGGATACCCAATGCAAGGAGGATTTGATCAATCTGGATTAAATGATGTGGTTGATCCGACTAGACAATCAAGATTACCAGGTGGTTATGCTACTCAGGGACAGGCAGTCAGTGCTCCTTATGGTCAAGCTATGAAAGAAGCAGCTTCGAAAACTAATCCTATGAATGCTAAATCACAAGAAACACCAGTAGGTGATAGAGTTGATGATTTTTTAAATAGAATGGGTGCATAAAATGGGAGATAATGATTTTCCAGCTGTAATGGCAAATGGAGGAGGTAAAAATTTTTTATCAGGTTTTGTTAAAGGAATGAGTAAATATAGTCAATCAGGAACAGATATAGATGACTTTGAAATTGAAAGAGAATATGAGCAAGATTTAGGGAAACCTATGATAGAAACAGTGAGATTTCGTAAATAAAGTTATCGTAAAATTGATTTAACAATCAAGTTTTCAAATATAAATGACACAGACTAAAGCACAGTTAGTAGATCTATCAGTAGAAGGTGTAAATGCTAATAATTTAAATTCTGGTACTATACCAGATGATAGATTCCCTGCAGTTTTACCAGCTGTGTCAGGTGCAAATTTAACAAATTTACCTGCAGGAGGTCTTAGTAATGTTGTTGAAGACACCACTCCGCAACTTGGTGGAAATTTAGACGTATTAACGAGAGAAATAACTACAAGCACAAGTAATGGAGATATAGTATTTACTCCAGATGGAACAGGAATTATAAAGATAAAAGGTGCAGGGTCTACAGACGGTACCCTCCAATTAAACTGCTCGGCACAATCACATGGTGTGAAGCTAAAGTCACCTGCTCATAGTGCAGGGCAATCTTACACTATGGTTTTACCAGACAACCAGATAGCAGCAGACAAGTTTTTGAAGGTGAAAAGTATAACAGGAAGTGGTGCAACTGCAGTAGGGCAGCTGGAATATTCTGGGGTAAGTGTCTTTGAACCTAATGTTTTGCAAGAGTCATTTCATAATGACACAAATGCTATTACTGGTACATATAATCATGACATTTTAACCTATGGGATGGTATGGAATGGATCAACTAATGCTTCTGGTGCTTTTACTTTTAATATAAGAGGAGATTCGAGCACTACATTTGATAGTTTAATAAGCACTGGTAAAGTCACGACAATGACAATATTTTCTGCGAATAATAATACTTCATATTATATGTCTGCTTTTCAAATTGATGGATCAACCCAAACTGTAAAATGGGCAGGTGGATCTGCACCATCAGCTGCTGAGGGTAGCGGTGTGGATGTCTACTCTATGACGATAATGAAAACTGCTACAAATACTTATTCAGTATTTGGTAATTTAACTAACTTTGCTTGATGAAAGAAAATTTTAAAAAAGAAAGTCCTATTTTATCTTTACCGAGTCTTGGTGGTGGAGCTAATGCACCTTCGGTAGCAGGAGGAGGAGGAGGAGGTCAAGACGAATACACATCTCATGGAACTTATACATGGACTTGTCCTGCTGGGGTTACTTCAGTTTCTGTGGTATGTGTTGGTGCTGGGGGAACAATGGCAATGGGATCCTATGGTACTGGAGGTGGTTCATTGGCCTATAAAAACAATATAACTGTAACTCCCGGACAGAATTATACGATTATTGTAGGTCAGACAAATACTTCATCTAACGTACAATATGCTAATAATAGTAGTGCATTTGGTACGGTAGCCTATGGTGGTTACACTGGGGCACATACTTTTTATAATCAAAGTCAAGGTATAGGTCAAAACTATGACGGAGGAGGACAAGGAGGTATAGGAACTACTGACTATTATTCAGGAACAACTGGTTATCAATCAGGATCAGGGGGAGGTGCCGGTGGCTATAGCGGAAACGGAGGGAATGGTGCAAATGGCACTACCGCTGGTGGTAATGGCAGCGGAGGCGGAGGCGGAGGAGGAGGCCACGCACAAAATCCGTCCAAAGCAGCAGGTGGCGGAGGAGTTGGTCTACAAGGGGAAGGATCAAGTGGTGCCGGAGGTCTTTGGTCTTCAACACCTGCCGATACTGTAGGACATGGTGGTTCTGGTGGAACTGATTCTGATCAAGTTGACACTACTTCACTTTATGCTTACGGTGGTGAGTATGGTGGTGGCTCTGGCCAAATTAATTCTTTTAGCTCTGCTAATTTTAGTAAGCAAAGTGGAGCAGTAAGGATCATATATCCTGGCACTGACAGACAATTCCCATCAACACGCACAGCAGACGAGTAATTATGAGTATCTACAAATTTGAAACAACCACCATTGATTCATTTGAGGCAGTTGTAAAATCACGAGAATACGATCAAGTTGATTTGTCAGAAGTAACAAAAATGACTGGAACTCATGCGTCTTTAAGATTTATTATGGCTGATGATATATTTTTAAATAAATCATCTGTAAACATTGCTATTATTAATAATAATGATGATCCAGAAGGGAAGATGGAAGAGTATATTACTGAGTTAAAAAGTGCCACAAGTGGTAATGTTGAAAAACTAGCTTAAGATAAAATAAATATCTTTTTTTTATATGCAGATAGTAAATTTTTTTCTATCTAAACCATCTGTTTACACTCTTCCCGGAACTTGGGAAAAACAACCTTTAATAAAACATGGTAATTATGCTGGATTGCCACCAGAAGGTCAGATAGTTGCTATCATTTTGATACTGCTATTTTTAGTCACAGGATATGGACTATATGTAGCATTTGGACCACCTAATAAAAAATTAACTGATCCTTGGGATGAGCACGACGATTAAAGCAATATTAAAGTTTATTATTATTTTTTCTGGTGTAGTTACTTTTTTCGAGTTTTTTTCAATTTTCTTTTAATTTTTTAAATAAATGAGTGGAATTTGTTATCTGCTCTTCTTTTTTTCTACAGTGTTCACAGTTACATTTACAGTGAGGACATTCACACTTATTTTGCATTAGAAAAAATAGATTTATTTTAATTCTATTAGTTATTTATACAGATAAAGATCCAGCAAATCCTGCAATCGTGCCTACAGCAACGAAAAATCCAAATTCTATTAATGGATAATATGGATTATAAAATATTTTTTTCATACGAATACTAGTGAGCTCACATTTGTGAGTAAATAGATTGCTATGAGAGTTGTGAAGATAAGATGATTCATTAAGTTCCTTGATAAATGGGAGTCATTACGCCACCACCCTGATCATCATCGTCATCATTATTACTAGCACGTAAGACTAGCTCTAATAAGACTGCAAAACCTATGGGATATAAACACCATAGGATTGCAAAAAAAGGTGATATTTCATTAGTTGCTGACAACTCAGGCATTAAAACATGCCGAAGAACATATGTCCTGTGAGTAAATCAGATGTTGCTGCTGCAACAAGACCAAGCATTGCTAGTCTTCCGTTCCAGTTTTCAGCAATAACTTTTTGTTTTTCTAATTTTTTCATTAGAAAATACCAGGAATGATCTGACCAGTTGTCCAGTATGCACCAACTGCGGCTACGAATCCAAGCATTGCTGCCCAGCCATTAAATCTTTCTGCTTCAGGAGTCATGATAATAAGTAATAAATTTTAAAAAATGCCAGGAATAATCTGACCTGTTGTGATGTAAGCACCTAATAGAGCTACAAATCCGAGCATTGCCCATCT